CCTCCAATGCTCAATGCACTCGCGCTGGTAGCAGCCCGTGAGCGAGACTGTGATGTGGCGGACGGCTTCCTCGATGGTTGGCTGTTTGCCACTCACTTCTCCATTCCGGCACAACAGCCATCCTTGAACCACGGAGATTCTTGGCCATCGGCCCCAGGTTCACGCTCGAACTTCCCGCATTCCTCGGCGGCCTTCCGCGAACATACCTGGCCCTTGTAGTGAATGCGGCAACGGAGAGCACCGTCGGCCCCATTGTAGCTGTTAGTACAGTCTGGGCAAGATGGCAGCAATGTCATACTATTCGCCCAGGCGTGCCGTCCAGCGGATTTGGATAGATGTCAGGACGCAACGTATGCGGTAGAACCTTCCATCCCAGATAATCGCATACTGGAATGACATACTCCGCCCTTAGAACATCATCGTCACCCCATTGACACACGGCTTGCCGAGTGACCCCGGCAGCAGCAGCCAGCGCCGCCTTGTTATTTCGGAAGTAGTTTCTTACGAGGTCTGCTATGTTCATGCCGAAAGTTAATCACATTTTACCTATCAAGTCAACAGTTCGCATGTGCCCTGGATCCTGCTGCGAAAATTTTTTGCAAACACCCCTTGACTTGAAGTAAAACATAGTTTACAGTGACCTACATCGAGGCAGTTTACCGCAGCGATGCCCGGCCAACCAGGCGTACCGAAAGGAAGCCTCAAACGCTGGAATCCGGAGAAATAGCGACCACGAGCGGGCGCGGACACTAGGTGTCTTTACCGGATGGGGTTCCTGTTCAATGAAAGGAAATGCCATGATCGGAAAAGAAATGATCGGGAAATATGTAATCGTCCGCACATACAGTGCGGGAGTCCATTTTGGTAGGCTGATGTGGCGTTACGGGAAGGAGGTCTTGCTGTGTGATGCACGGCGAATCTGGTATTGGGAGGGGGCGTTCACTTTGAACGCAATCGCTGTAAACGGGGTCGCCAAAACTTCAAAGCTATCGATTCCAGTGTCCGAAATTCTCTTGACAGAGGCTGTAGAGGTCATTCCGTGCACTGAGACGGCATCTGCCAATCTTCGTGGAATGGAGGCATATGGATAAAAACCAAGGTTACGGATTCGGCAGATACGGCTTTGGGTCTGGCGCTGGAGAAGGTGACGGGGTAGGCTCAACAGACGGTTCAGGTGATGGCTCGGGATATGGTTCAGGGCATGGAGGTGCGCACGGAACTGGTTACGGCGTTGGACTCGCAGAAGGGTATGGGTCTGAGCATGGAGAAGGAACCGGAGATGGTTCCGCCGATGGATACGGAAACGACACTGGAGACGGAATAGGGTAGAAGCAGTAAACCGTGTGGATGCAGTCGGTTTGTAACTGTACCAGCCGCCACGGCAACAGGTGGAGTTTGCCTTGCAAGGGCTTGCCTGTTGCCGGGAAGCGGCACTCACATGAATGGCTGCTTATGTATTTCCTGGTGCGCTTATGCGAAGAGGAGATGAAATGAAATTCGGAACAAACGACTTACTGAAAGAGGCTTACCGAAATCTTGGCAGAGAAAGCGCCCTGGTTGACAGTATCGTGACCGTGGCTTGCCTGATCGCCATTGTGTTGATGGTGGTGTACTTATGAAGCCGCCCTTGTCAATCTGCATTTTTGGCGATCAAGTAATCACCATTCCGTCATACGTTGTACCACGATGGAACCAGTGTATGTTAGCCGATAGCTTGGTCATGTGGCGTAGCTTCGCTTTCCTGCTATCAGCGGAGGCAAAGATGTCCCAGGTTGAGGGAGACAAGGAAATGGAATCAGACCTCAAATTTCTGTTTGAACTGGCAATGCAGCATGTCTATTCGCTGCAACCAAGTATGGAGGAAGCATGAACAACGTAATCGAGTTTTCTAAACCGGCCCCATCATGCCTGGTTCCGATCACCCATCCTGCTCGCGCTTTCGAGCGCGCTACTGACGTTGAGAGAACGTTTCAGCAATATCGGACTACGGATTTGGTTGTGGTGGGTATGTTAGGGCCGGAAGATCGGCCATCAGAACAGGTGGCTCTCAAGTGAGTAACGAAATTGCAACAAGTAAATCCTCCGTTCCAGCAATGAGCGAAGCAGAACTGCTGAACGTCCTGCGCAATTCGCTGTATGTCGGAGCGCGTGACGAGTCAATCAAGATGGCGATTGCCTACTGCACCGCCAGTGGGCTTGATATTTTCCAAAAGCCTGTCCACATAGTCCCGATGTGGGACGAAAAGACCAAGAGTATGCGCGACGTGGTAATGCCAGGGATCGGCCTATATCGCACACAGGCGGCTCGTTCCGGCGCGTATGCTGGAGTTACCGAGCCAGAGTTCGGCCCAGACATCACCGAGACATTCCCGGAAGAGAAGGGGTATGAAGGTAAGCGCCGACCAGAAGTTACTATCACGTACCCGGAATATTGTCGCGTAATCGTCAAGCGCCTACTTCCCAATGGGCAAATTGCAGAGTTCGCAGCTACCGAACGCTGGAAAGAGAACTATGCCACCTCCGGCAAGGGATCAAAACAGCCCAATTCCATGTGGAAGCGCAGGCCATATGCGCAGCTTGCGAAGTGTGCTGAGGCGCAAGCACTGCGCAAGGCATTCCCGGAATTTGGATCGCAGCCTACCGCAGACGAAATGGAAGGAAAGGAAATCGACGTTGGCTTCGTCAACCACGAGACCGTGGAAGTTCGCACCGAACTGCCCGCATACAGCCAAGAACAGATGAACACGAATATTGAGGTATGGCGCTCCGCAATTGCTTCCGGGAGGATTACTCCAGAGCGTATCGTGGCAATGGTATCTAGCAAATACGTGTTGAGCGATGACCAGATAAAGACGATACACGGCTTGTCTGTCTCAAATGTCGTTGATGCAGAGATAGTGGATGAGGGGGAACAGAAGTGAACACTACGGCAAGAAAAGATGATGACTTTGATTTTCGTGTTGTCGATCTGCGTCATGACACAGATATTTATGTTGTCGGTCTGCGTCAGGGAACAAAAGAGTGGCTTGAGCACAGAGCAAAACATTACAACGCCAGCGATGCTCCTGCTATGTTGGGGTTGTCTCGCTATAAGACACGCCAGCAATTACTGCGCGAAACAGTTACCGGGGTTGTTCCAGATGTTGACGAGGAAACGCAACGCCGCTTCGATAGAGGCCATGAGCTTGAGGCAATCGCAAGGCCGTGGGCTGAGGAAATCATAGGCGCAGAACTTTTCCCTGTAGTGCTGTCTGGAAACATTGACGGATTGCCGCTATCAGCTTCGCTTGACGGGCTGACAATGCTTGCGGACGTTGCATTCGAGCACAAGACGGGGCGCGCAGACCTTTTGGAAAGCCTGGAGGAAGGAATAATCCCTGACGAATACAAGCCTCAGATGGAGCAATGTCTTCTTCTGTCTGGCGCAACAAGATGCCTCTTTATGGCATCTAACGGCGACCGCGAAACGATGCGCTATGCTTGGTATGAGCAAGATTCGGCAGTGCGCAAGAAACTTCTAGCAGGCTGGAAACAGTTTGCCGAAGACCTGGCTAACTATCAGCACGTCGAAGTCATTCAGCCAGCCGTGGCAGATCCTCAGATGTCTCTTCCGGCAGTATTCGTCAAGGTAAACGGCAGTATTGCGCTGGACGATAACCTGTCCGTGTTTGGAGAAGCCCTAACGGCATACGTTGAGCAGATCAACAAGAAACCACAGACTGACCAGGACTTCGTAAACCTTGAGGCCGCCGTCAAGACGCTTAAAAAAGCCGAGGACGCGCTTGATGCCGCAGAGAGTAGCGCACTCGGGCAGGTGGTCAGCGTCGATGCTATGCGCAGAACTGTTGCGTTGTATCGAGAGATGGCTCGCAATGCTCGTCTGATGATCGAAAAACTTGTTAAGGCTGAGAAGGAGAACCGTCGAGCAAAGATTATCCTTGATGCGCAAGACGCAATTATGAAACACATAGACCGCTTGAATGAGCGCGTTGGCGGGTGGATGCCGAAAACCATTCCATCGTTCGCTGACACAATCAAGGGTCTGAAATCGTTAGATTCAATGCGCGATAAGGTTTCGACCGCGCTTGCCAATGCAAAGATTGAGGCTAACGAACTGGCTGACCGCATCGAGTTTAATGACAAGCAGAGAACCGTTGACGGCGTGAACTACAGTTATCTAGTTCCAGACTTCGGGCAAATCTGCATCAAGCCGAAAGAGGACTTCGCTGCAATCGTGGCGCAACGCATCGCAGAACATAAAGCTGCCGAAGCCGAGATAATGGCCGCGACAAAGCGAGAATCATCAGCAACAGATCAACTGGCGAATGCCAGCGAATCGACGCACGTAGAGCAGAGCGCGACTACGATCCCTAGGGAACCGCTGGATAGCAGACAACCGCCCAGGATCGACGATGCTCTCATCGACGACTTCCTGTCGGTGCTTGAGATCAGCGCGCGCGAGCGCAATGAGCTTCGCCCGATCCTGGTGAAGTTCGAGATTTTCAGAATGACAAGGAATACGAGATAAGGAGTGGTAAATGGATAAAGCATTGGAAGAAATGGAAGCCCGCGTCATTGAGCGTAATGACCGGATACACGTTTACCCGATGCGAAACAAGACGCCAGAAGAGCGCAGGGCAATCGCTGCCAAAAGCCACGCAACACGCAGAGCACGGCGAGAGGCAGAGGAAGCAGCCAGGCTGGAGGCGAGAGCTTACGCAGGCGGTTTGCGAGATGAGATCGCCGCACTCGAACGCAGAATAGCGGGAATGAAACGCATGGAAACGATGCAAGTTGTTTCCTCCTTGTTGACCGGAAAGGCGCTGTTGCGAGCCGAAGAAATAGCCGCCGCCGCGCAGCCGTGGGAAAAATTGAGCGGTGTTTATTTCTTGCTATATGGGGATGAGATTGTGTATGTCGGGCAGTCGGTGAATGTCTACTCAAGAATTGCGCAGCACGCAAGAAAACTGTTTGACCGCTATGCGGTTGTTCCGTGCCATGCTGGTGCGCTGGATAAACTGGAGTCGCTTTATATCCATCTGCTGCGCCCAAAATTGAACGGCGTGCAAAAAGACGGCGCATGTTGTGCGCCTATAAGTTTAACTGATCTGCTAGGTATGGTTCCTAACGACTTAGCTCATTCATCTGCAAGCAGTCGGTGAAACTAAGTAGCAAGTAATGAATGAGGAAACGCGCATAAACTTGATTGGATTTGTATGCCACAGCCTTTGTGGTGGGTTACTAAAGATGGAGACCTAGATTGCCTGGAGTTGTATGAACGACATTACTCTTGCAATAGACGGCTTGACGGATCACGAGAACGCGCACAGTGCTTTGTCGGGCCAGGTGAAAAGGTCGTCCTGCGAACAAAAAGCGGGGACGCCATGTTTGTATGGCGACGCTTCCTTGACGACTGCATTGACCAGCGAACCGGTGAGCGGCAGGCCGGAGTCAACTGCGCCGTTTTTCGGAACGAGTCGGAGCACCTTAGTTCAGAACTCATTCGCCAGGCGGACGCAATTGCTGATGTCTTGTGGCCTGATTTGCGGCATTATACCTACGTCAATAGCAAAAAGGTCGCATCAAAAAACCCTGGATTTTGCTTTCTCAAGGCAGGATGGCGACGATGCGGAATAACAAAGGGCGGCCTTCTTGTTTTTGAGCGTGTTAAATCGCATGAGCGCGAAAAGAGTCAACATGACAACGATAAAGGATAAGCCACGCGCTTACTACAACGAGATTTACCCATGCGCTGCGCAATGGCTGCGCAACCTGATTGCGGACGGGCACATTGCACCCGGAGACGTAAGGAGGCTGAATAATGCGATTCGATAGCAATTTATTGGCAAAGGTAGGAGAGAACAGCGATGTTGTACCTGGAAACGTTTACCAGGCTAATGGTGGTAGAAAAAGCTCCGGTACTAAATGGTGGCTGGTGGTCGCCGTTTCAAAGACAGAGGCGCACTGTGTCGGATTCGATGAGTGCGGCTATCCGTGTTCCACTGACAGCTACCTCAAGGATGCGCTACGAGAGCGACCAATCGTCGGACGTTGTGATCTGGACGCGATCCAGTTGACGCTGACAGTAGCGTCTTCAAGTTGCGAGGAGTAGCAATATGAATAAGTGGGATCAACGCATGTCGAACTTGGCGAATCTGGTTTCGACATGGAGCAAAGACCCGAGCACTGGAGTAGGGGCCGTGATCGTTGATGCCAAGAACCGTGTTGTTTCTCTTGGATACAACGGGTTTCCGAGATGCGTGGTCGATTCAGACGAAATGCTGTTCGACCGCGACGAGAAGCTGCGCCGCACCATCCACGCTGAGGAGAACGCATTGCTGTTCGCCGGACGCTCGGTAGAAGGCTGCACCCTCTACGTGACCCACCCTCCGTGTGCGCGTTGCGCGGCAAAGATCGTCCAGGCAGGAATTGCCCGCGTGGTTGCGCAAATCCCCGATGAACAGTTCAGTGGCCGGTGGGAGGCGGATATGCGCAGTGCCTCCGAGATGTTCGCGGAGGCTGGAGTTGTGCTTACGCTAAACACGGACGACTACTCGGAAGCCACGAGCACTGGTGACTACTCGGCTGCTACGAACGCTGGATATCGGTCGGCTGCCACGACCACCGGAGACCGCTCGGCGGCCACTAACACTGGCTTCTACTCGTTGGCCGTAACAGCGGGCCACTACTCGTTGTCCTTGAACGCTGGCTACGGCTCGGTGGCTATGGCCGCTGGCCGCTACTCGACGGCTAAGGTGACAAGCGCAGAATCTATAGCGGCATCTCTTGGTGTGGAGGGCCGTGCCCGCGCCTCAGCAGGTAGCGCTATCGTCCTCTGCTACCGCGACAAAAAAGGCCGCCTGATCCATATTCGAGCCAGCAAGGTGGGAGACAATGGTATCAAGGAAGGTGTTTGGTATTCGCTGGACTCCGACGGAGAATTTATCGAAGTGAAATCTGACGAGAGCAAGGAGTGTTAAATGTCTGTATCTATTGAACAGATCAAACAGGGAGCAGTTTTCCGGTTCAAAAACGGGCCGCGCCGCGTTACCGGCTTTGGCAGGTCAATTGGCTCAGGATTCAATGTCAGGTGGGAGTACGCTGACGGCAAAAAGCGAGGTGGACGGCTCACAGGGAGTCAGTGGGTACACAACTTTAAGTCCCAAGCCATTGAGCAAATCCCTGATCCGGCCGTAGCGGGGGCTACTTGCCTCCTGGTGTCTGGACGAGAGGTTGCGATCTTTGAAGATGATGTGTTCAAAATCACGGTGGACACGAACTGCCCGGCTAAATGGGCGTTTGTTGACTTGGGAACAGGAGAACTGTGGGGACACGATGGCACTCAGTTCAGGCGTCTATCTTCTGCCGAATTGGAAGAAGTAATGGATGTGGCAAAACAAGCAGCCGAGCAAAAGGAGGCGAAATGAAAGAGGTAGTTACATTTAGGTGGGAAGGGGATGTCGAAAGTGAATCAGGTGTTGCCATTTACGAAGTCGGCACGCCAACATGCTCGCTACGGCTACCCAACTTCCAATCTGCGTACACTACGTACATGGCGATGCGTGAGGCGTATCAGAAAGGATACGAGGATGGCGTTTGTAGCACGAAGGCTGCGGTGCAATCTGCGCTGTCAAAACTTCTATAGAAGGAACGAACGATGAGCCGTTTAGCAAAAAATCTTGTTGCCTTCGACACAGGACGGGGCTTTGCTGATGTGATTGCTATGCCAACTCTGAATATCCAAGAGGTTGTATCTGATATGCCAGATAACACTGCCCACGAGTATCGGCTGGAGGTGCTAGTTGGGGCTTCGACCTTGGTGAATAAATCGGTCACTGAACAGTCCGATCACAAAGAGAACGTCTTCACCAATGCAATACGTGCGACACGCCGTAAGATCGTCGAAGAGGCCTTCGGTGAGTTTCGTCCACTGATCTATCAGATCAACGAAGCGATTCATGCTCGTGACTGGAATGAGGCTAATCGTCTCACTGGAAAACTGTATCAACAGATGTTTGAGGATGGCCTATGAAACTCATGCCGACCAATGCGCCACATACAATGTTAACCAAGGATAAATAATGGGTAGCATCATCAAGCGGACAGTTACCGAGGTAACGTTCATGGAGAACACCAGTTCAAACGAAGATATGCAGGCCATTACACTCCGCCTTGAAAGCGAAGGTGCTGGACGATTCCTAATCATTTCTAATGGGAGGCCTGGTGGCGAAATGTACCTGAATAGCCTAGACGATCTTCGCATCATCTACGAAACAGCCTGCCAGCTATGGAATCAAGGCGATGTAATGGCTCCAGGCGACGCGGACATTGATGAAACACTGGAGCCTACTACTTACGATGACAGCATAAGCAGAGCATTTGTGGAGCAGGAATGAAACTCACTACATCAATGCGCCGAGTCATGATCGCTCTAGACGAGCATGGTGATATGTCTGCGCGAGAAATTGCAGAAGTAGCATACATTTCAGTGCGCACCCTGGTATCCAGTGGAGTTCTAACTGCATTGCGCGAAGCTGGACTAATCCGAATCTCTGATTGGCAGCGCAATTTCCCAGGTTCACCAACCCCGATATACTCGTTTACTCCGGGGAATAACAAGCGTAAGCCAAAGCCGTACTCCAACGCAGAAGTGTGCAAGCGATGGAAGGAGAGCGTCGGGTACTACGGGCGCGAATACAAACAGCGCCAGAAAACGCGGCAATCCATTGACCAACTTTTGAGGATCAATAAATGAGCAGATTCGACGACATTCGCGCATGGGCGCACGACCGCAACCTGATCGACGGCAGCACGCCAGATCGGCAATTCCTCAAACTGTCGGAGGAGGTTGGCGAATTGGCGGCAGGGCTGGCAAAGGGTAATCGTCTTGCCGTTATCGACGGCATAGGCGACGCAATTGTGGTGTTGACAATTCTTGCTTCGCAAGTAGGAATGCTAATTGAGGATTGCATTGACGCAGCCTGGGATGAGATCAAGGATCGCAAGGGGCGTATGCAGGACGGTGTTTTTATCAAGGACGGCGATTGAAATGCCAATCGTGAATGTTGCAATGTTCGATTAACCAATTTTTGAGGATCACAACATGAAAGTATTTGGTGCTGCAAGACTTGGAAGCGATATGGAAGTACGCTTTGCTAAAGACGGAGAGCCTGTCGGTAATGTATCGTTGGCCTTTAGGTTGGGCAAGAAGGATAAGAAAACCGGAGAGTACATGACACAGTGGGTACGAGCTTCACTCTTCGGGAAGCGTGCTGAATCGCTGGCACCATACTTGGTTAAGGGAAGCATCCATGCTTTCGTCTTGCGCGATCTGCATGTCGAAGAGTTTACTACCAGCGATGGCGAGAGGCGGGTGTCAGTCCAGGCCACAATTGATGACGTTGAACTGTGCAGCAAAAAGGATTCAGTGAGCGCCGAAGATCATGCTAGACGCAAAGAACAATCTCATGAAGCACGCGCTGGTGAAGTAGTCGGAGGTGGTTTCGACGAAACTGATGGCGACATCCCATTTTAGAATACACCTCACAGATAAAAGTGGATTCATTACGTTAGGTGCCTTGAGTTGATCCGTGTCGCCGCGCTTTCTAGGGAGTCAAAAGCAGCGCCACCGTTTCGCTCCACCATTTGCGCCACGGCGCCTAGCGACTTCCACTGCCCATCTGTGAACCTCTTATCGCCGTCCTCTCGCAACCTAACAAATACAGTTCGCGCTGGTCGTTTGTTACTGTCGTCGATCGCTTCAGCAATCGAATATACACCGGTCATCTTTGGCGTAATTACGTACAAACACACGTCGCACTCTTCTCGCTGGCGCAGTTCTTCGGCCATGCGCTCTGGCGTCCAGTCATCAACGACTGGATTGAAAAATTCAATGTCGATCATTGGAATAATGCGATCGCGCCAGTTAGATCCGTTGCATGTACCGCCCAAAAATACTTTCATGTCAAAACCCTCTCCAAGTTATTGATTATGCAAAGACAATAGCTCGCCACGCAACTCCTTTGGGGCAGACTTGACAATTCGTTGTTGCCTAGTCTCGGCCATCTTCTTCACTCGCTCCATTACCTGCTTGCTAGTGATGGAGATTTTCTTATCAGGGTTATTGGCGTTCCAGTCTGCCAATTCCTGACGTGCCTTTGTGACGGCTTCCTTGTCTCCTGTGAAAATCCCCTGCGCTATTGCTCCAGAAATCTCGGACTCTACGTTGCGAACCAGTTGAATGTCCTGCATGTCCATCTGCGCCGTTCGGCTTTCGCGTGCCACGCTGGCTGGCTGGAAGCCGATCAGTTTAGATGCCGCGTCTAACGTGTCTGTGTTGACAACCTTCTTCCCTGAACTGTCCCGGTACATTCCAGTACTTGCCATGTCTGCTGCTTTCAGCGCATTGCGCACCGCAAGCGGCATGAACTCGCCATTCAGCGCGTCTTTAATAACTCCACCTACGGGGCCAAGCACATCAAGAACTTCTCCGGCCTTATCTGTCTTGTTCTTCAACATGATCCCTGTGCCTGGTAGTAGATTGCTCATCCCAAGGCGCGCCGAGAAATCAATCGGGAATCCAGGCAATGCAGACGTGCCATGCAAAACAAAATCGGCGCCAGTCTGCCCCAATATCGAGGCAACGAATTTCTCCTTCTCGGCCTTGGTGTTCCACGCATAGCCCATATGCTGCGCAAGGGTGTCGATCAGGTCGTCTAGGTCGTCAGCGAACGGAAGCCCCTGTAGGCCAGCAGCCAGCACAAGAATGGCCAGCGCAATCGCCTTCTCCTTCTTCGGCAGCCTGGACAGAAATTCCATGTAGCCGATGCTGTACTGCTTGAATGTGAAAACAAGCGCACCCGCAGCACCACGTGACCAGTTGGAGCGGTTTCCGCGATTGTAAATTCCCTGGGTTTCGTTTACGGCTTCTTCCGCGAAGGCGAACGGATCGGCCATCTTGTTCTGGCGCGCGATATTGTAGGCCGCGATGAATGTAGAGCGGCGGTTGAACTGCTCGGCAAGAGAGAACAGAGACCCCCAGGCGAATAGGCCGCGCTTGCTAAGGTCGTCCAGGTTATTTGCCAAATCCCCCTTGACGCCTAACATGCGCGCCAATGCGCCTATTCCAGAACCACGCTTGAGTGCTTCTGCATGTAGCTGGTGAATCTCCTGAGGGCTGACGACGCCATCTACTTCTGCGCGCTTTAGGGCCTGCTTCAAGTCAGCGTCGAGAGTATCACCCGCAACGGCCAGTTTCATTGCCTTGGCCATCTCATACCCTGCATTCTTCGAGAACTGATGCAGATATGGGTAGCTCATAACAATCGGCTGCGTCAGGTTTACCATTGCCGACGCCACAGATCCACCGATGTACTGCACGAACAAAAGTCCGCGCAGCTTTGTGGAATCATCTGTTGGGTTGCGCACGAAGTCTATAAGTTTGATTGCATCGTCTTTCACGTCCCCTTTTTCCTTCGGGATCGCTTCTGCAGCTTTATCCATCTGTCCGCCGTATGCGTTCGCTGCAGCATGACGCGCGTTCGATGTGATGAAGCTGGCGAGAATGCGCGGAATGTCTTCGCTGAATCCAGCCATACCTTTGCGCCTGAGTAGTCTCTTCATGGCGCTGCGATTAGACTTCGCCAGTTTGATGTATTGCTGAACAAGTGCCTTGTTCTTAGCACCAATCGCATCTGCAAACAATTCCAGCGTGTCCGGGCTGATTCCGTTGAACAGCTTATACGACTCGGAAGACAGCACGCCCTGAGTAAAGGTTGCCCCCGCAAATTCAGGATCGGCCTTCAGTTCGCGCATTCTGGCGTTTGCTTCTGCTTCGCTCTCGAATAGGCTGAAATAAAGCTCCTTGTCACCTTTGGTGACATAGAGCGTGTACTTGCCGAAGCGGCTCAATGGTGCGTATCCCTTGGCCTTTAGGTCGGCTACTCGCATTCCCTTGTCCAATACAGCCTTGGCGTCGTCGGACTTGCCGATACTATTTAGGTGTGCAGCAACCATTATCGCTGACCGACTTGCTGTTTCCGCATTCAGTATATCGTCGCGCAGATGTTCTGCATCTTTGCCCACGTAGCTCAGAATATCGGTTTTCCCAAGATCATCGAGAGACTTATCCACGGCTGCGCGGAACTGTCTGTAAAGCTCGATCTGGTTTTCGGTCAACTTGAATTTGTTCCGTAGCTCATCTGCGCTGTAAACCTTCTCGTCCACAAGCGTTCCAGCGAATATAGGAGCGGAAATCGCCTTGATGTCTGCCTGACTTGGCCGCTTCGACTTCCATAGATCGCTAATCGACTTCAATTGCGGGATCAGTTTGTCAGCCATATCGGCAGCACTGTTTGCAAACGTAGCCATCCCGGATATGTATGACTGAACAGAGTCGAACACTTTTCGGTAATCAGCGTCAATTTGAGACTTGTGGTACGGTGTTCCGATTGACTTGTGCCACCATCCGTTGAACGTTTTCTGGGTGGTCAATAGGTCTGTGATACGCTGTGATACGGCAACCTGCATTTCGACCGTTCGGCTAAACATGGGGCTTGTGCTATCTTTAGTGGATGCACGATTCGCCTTATCCTCTTCCGATTGAGTCTCTTGGGCCGTCCGAATACCATACCGGCCCGTCAGATCGCCATTACGGTACGCATCTGCAATGCGCTTGGCCTGTTCTGCTTCGGCCTTTAGTTTTGACTGGTATTCATCAATGGTTGGATGGCCTGCCCAAGTGTCGCCTTGCGGTTTACGCATCGAAGGATTGTCAAGCGTAACAATTCCTTGCTTAGTGCGCGAATAAGCCTCACCAGGTCGCGCATTGGTGGACTCCTTGCCTCCGTTCTCGATGAATGCCCTGGCGGGAAGGATGTAGTTTGCAATGATGTCGTTATCAGTCAGTTTCAGGTTCATGCCTTTGCTACGCAACCACTGCCTGATAGCCGCGATTGCGCGCTTAACGAAGCCAATTTCCGGGCGCGTCTCGGCCATGTTTACCAATACTTCCTCGGCGGCTTTCAGTAGGTCGTTCTCATTTTTAGGGTCAAAACCGTATTCCTTGACCTTCGCATCTACTTCGGCGCGGCGCATAGCAACAATCTGTCGCAGGATAGAATCTAGCGCATCACCGAACATACCGCGCAAACCTGCGTGACCAAGAACTTCGTGCGCGACTGTCCTGATTACGTCATAGACGCTCTTGTGTTGGCTGGCTACGATGTAAACCTTTCCACCCGTAATGAAACCGCGCGGCTCTCCTTTTGCCCCTCTGGCCTTCATTTTTGCGTCTTCGTCGCGCACGCGCTGCGGAACCTTGGAGTCCTGCATGTCGGATACGACGATGATCTCTGGCGCGTTCCTCCAGTGGGCCGTGATCCAATTTACAATATTTTGCACGCGGACGACGCGCTTGACTGTTTCTGCTTCTGTTAGGCCATTAGTGGCGCGCAGGAAATCAACTGAATCACTAGTATTGTCGTCTTGTTTTTCTTCTGCCCCCCTAAGTTTGGAAAGCAGCTTACTGTATTCGGCTCGTGCTTTTTCCAGCTTTGCAGTATCAGGCCATTCGCCAGGAACCTTTGTTTTATCAATCTCTTCCTTGGTCTTCTTGGCGCGCTCAAGCTGTGCCATGTTGTAGTCTAGCATGTTGCCTGCGGTAGTCACCAGTGAATCGGCAACCTTGATAACCTGATTGGCGATCTTCACCGCGTCAGTCGCATTGTCGCCAACATCTATGACCATGTTCAGCGAGTCATTGCCAACGCCAACCACGACATCAAGCATCTTGCCGTTTCTTGATTTCTGGCCTTCGACGCTGACATCAAGCTCTCCCATCTTGCCGACGTTCTTGATACTGTCTTCGGCCACCGCATCAGCAACTTCCTGTGCGATTGCTTTTGCTGCAACAGATCTCCTGTTGTAGGTTTTTCCGTTAAATTCAAGCATGAACGGTGAAGCGTCGCCTTTGATGTTTGCGTATGCTTCTGACATCAAAGCGCGCGATGTGTATTCCTTACCATTCATGACAACAGAGATAGGGGCAGCGCGATCATTCCCGTTCTCGTCTTTCACCTTGGCATTTATCTTTCCCTCAAGGTATTCACCAGCCTTGTCCGGGTCTGTGTAGGTGGTTCCGTCGATAACAACCTTGAAGTTGTCGCGCTGCTTTTTAACCGCGTTACGGTACGCCTTGGCAGCTCCATCCATGCGTTTGGACTTCTCAATTTGCTTTGGCAGGCTTGCAAGCTGCTCGTTTACTTTGCGAGCGCGGTTGATGATGTCATTCTTTTGCGCCTCAAACGACCGCTTGCGCTGCTCTAGCTTCTTGATTTCTGAGCGCATCTGGATTTCCTTGAGCAAATCCATGTTTCCTGTTGCGGCGGCTTGCATTTCCCCTGCTGACATTTCCATGTCATCAAATGGATTTTCGATTTCTCGGCTCACGTTACGGGTGCGAAGCTGATTAATCATTTTCAGCTTCGCTTCCTGTATCTGCCACATGCGCAAATCAAGCGTGTCCTGCGTGACGTAGGCAAGAATCTCTACCTCAAATCCATTAAGGGTATCGGACAGCTTGTTTCCTTGACGGATGATGCGCCCCTCGCGCTGTTCTACGTCGGATGGCTTCCACGGAACATCAAGGTGGTGCAATGCGACAAGTCGTTCTTGTACGTTTGTACCGGCACCCATCTTGGAGGTTGATCCAATCAATACACGAATCTGCCCACTATTAACCTTTCGGAACAGTGCTGCTTTCTGGTCGTCTGTGTTGGCGTCATGAATGAATGCGATCTCGGCTTCCGGTATGCCGCGTTCGACAAGGGCCGACCTAAGATCGTCATAGACCGAGAATCCGCGAAGAGCTGCATTGATGGCATCAAGCCAGTCCCTTCCCTTGGCGTTAAGCTTCTCCTGTGCCGCCTCGCTTGCCTCAACCTTTGCAAGCGCATCCTCATTGCCAACCGCAGCTAGAGACTGCACTTGTTCAGTGTTTCCAGCATCAATTATGGCGCGCAGTTCCTCGTATTCCTTGATCTCTGCTTTAGCTTGTTTGAGCGGAGTGCCAAGGTCTGAAAAGACAAGTTGTGCCCCCTTATTGTCGTCGTACTGCTGGTATCGCTCGAAGATTTCATCGGCAGCACGGTCGATTCTGCCTCCACTCTCGCGCTCGGTGATTTCAGGTCTGACAAGGCGAATATCCATCGCCGCCTTGCGCGCGTCTGTCATAATGACAAGTGCATTGTCCTCGCCCTTTTCTGGGCGGCCACCTCTGGCTGCAAGTTCCTTTGCGCGCTTTGCGATTTCCGCCATGTATTCTGTCTGTGCCTGCGACCTTGTGAGCGCAACGGGCTGACGTTTGCCGTCTTTCAGCTTTGGAAGGGGAAATTCTCGGCCTCCGTGTTCTTCACGGAATGCAGCCTTGATGTCTTCCATAGTAACCGTATCGGAAACCTGGTCGAACATTTTTAGCAATTCTGTGGTGTTGACGAAGGTGTTCATTCGGTTAGACGGCTTGTAGCCATCCCCGCCCATATTCTGCATGAATACCTGCTGCACGGACGCGAAAGTGTTTGCCCAGGAGTCAAACGAATCGAAACCTGCCTCCTTCATTTGGTCTGGCATCAGGTAGCGCATCATGTGGTACATCTCTGCCAGCGAGTTTGAAACTGGTGTTCCAGTCGCAAATACAAGACCTTGACCGCGCCCGTTCTTCTCGAAAATCTGATTAGCCTTGATATACATATCATAGGCACGCTGGCTTCCTGCCGGGTCTCCCAATCCCTGAACATTCTGCATTTTGGTCGAGAACATTAGGTTCTTGAACAGGTGTGCCTCATCAACGAACAGTTGATCTACGCCAATCTGTCCGAAGTCAAGCAAATCATCTGTCGCCTTATCGCGCAACTTTTCGATGCGGTTTTCCAGCCTTTCGATCAACCCCTGCAACTGTTTAACCGTGCGCTTTTTCTGTTTGGATTCTCCGTCTCCTTCTTTAACAGAATTGATTGTCTTGACGATGTTCTTTATCTGTTCCTCGTTGAACCTGGCCTCGAACTCGGGGGACGGCTTGATGAACCCGAACGAAGAGTGGGCGATGATTACCGCATCCCAATCACCAGTTGCAATTTTTGCCAGGAATCTGCGACGATTAAGTTTTGAGAAGTCCTTCTTTGTTGCAGTAAGGATGTTTGCGCCAGGGTATAGCCTATAGAAGTCTGCCGCCCACTGCTTGACTAGATGGTTTGGCACCACGATCATTGGCTTTTTGGCGAGGCCTGTGCGCTTTAGCTCCATAGCTGCGGCGATAATTGTGTATGTCTTGCCAGCGCCAACGACATGATCCAGAAGAACTGTGCGATCCTGGACGATGCGCGCGATAGCATTGCGCTGGTGACGGCGGAATTTGATAATGCTGTCAGGAACCTTTCCAGGAAAGCGCATCCACGATCCGTCATACTTGCGCGTCACATAGTTGTTATTGGTATCGTTGTACGCGCGCACAAGAATTTCTGAGCGTTCCGGATCTGAGAACAGCCAATCCTGAAAGCGGTCACGTATCTCTTGCGCCTTTGTGTTAGCGTCTTCTGTTTCCTTGACAAGTGTGTAAGTCCTACCATCGAAGTCCTTGCCACTCACCTTGATGGTGCGATTATTAAGGATTGCCGATAGCAGCATGTCTCCGCTATATTCCTTGGTTCCCCAAGTGTTTGTCGCCTTTATTTCTGATCCAGGTTGAATCGAAACTGAATATGAGCTATTTGCGGGGATATAAGTAATGCTGGCCGTGGTTCCTTCGCCAAACAGTTCTTTTGCGAAGTCCTCATAAACACTCTCTGGAACCCACGGTGAGCCGACGCGGGCCGCAATCTCGTGCGCCCCAACATCTTCTGGGATAACTTCTTCCAATGCCTGGACATTGTTCATCATTCCAGCAGCTTTCGCCTGCTTTAGCTTGTCGCGGACGTTTCCTGACAAGTAAGCATCGCGCAGCATGTATTCATTGGTAGCAGGATCAATGAACAAAAGTGGCTTGTCTCCTGTGGAGAGCTTTTCCAGAACTTCGTCGGCCTGCATTCCGAGAAGTTTTCCGATATATTCGGCATCTATCTTCCCTCGTTCGGCCATCGAAATAGCTATAGCGTCGGCGGGGCTGTCTGCCTTTTCAACAATCTTGCGCGCATCTACCACACGCTGATTGAAGATCGGTGCTTTCTTGGCTCTAGACTTGAAGGCAGGTATTCCGAGCGACTTTGCGGCCGCATTTCCCATGCCGCGCGTGTAGTCATACTCAAGAGAAGCCAATAGAGGATAATCTGGGTCATCTCCGAATACGCGAGATGTGCTCATGTCATTCAGCAACCCATGCTTCTTGGTGTATGAGTCATATTGCTCGTTAAGTCTATCGCGTAGCGCGTTCATGGATTCGTCACCACGAATCTCGGCGGCCAACAATTTACGCAGAGTGTCACGCATGGCAACCAATTGCTTAATGCGATCGAACCCAGACTCACCAAGTTTGGTTTTTTCAGTCCATTGGGTGTCAGGTGTAATCTGTCTGCTGTATGTCTCACCGTCAAGACCGCGAACACGAATTAACAGCTTGTCACCATCACTATAGAATCCGCCGTCAAGCACATCTAGCTTACCTAGAGCGGCAGACTCAGCATTGACGGCGTTATCGGTATTCGTTATCGAGCGATCCGTATAGACGTTGGCCGGTAGATTTGCTACAGCTTCTCGCAGAATCTCCAGCGTATCTTGTCCATCGCGTGCAATGAGTGCAGGCATACCCGGCCCATACATGGTTCCGTATGCGCCGTACTTGCCAAGCATCATGTGCTCATTGTCTGCGAAGTACTGATTGAGAGGGACGCGGTTCCCTTCGTCGTCGATAGCAACTACAACATCCATCCACCGTTTCGCGTCTTCTCTGGTAGCTTTCGTACCCCATTCTGATTCTGGCAGTTTTTGCAAGAAGATCAGGTCGGTAGTGACTTCTGTGTTTGCGTTCTTGCTGAAAGCGTTATTTGGCAGCCGGATAGCGCCCAATAGCTTTGCGCGGTCAGAAATGTACCGGCGAGCAGCATCACCTTTGGAGTCTAGGAAATTGCTTGTGACAACCTGGGCAAGAATCCCTCCTTCGCGTAGCATGTCCACTGCCTTGGCAAAGAAGTAGTTATGTAGAGACAGCCCAGACAGGTGCTTGCGACCTGATTTATCAACCTGCTTATCAGATGCGAAGGGAGGATTTCCAACTGCAACGTCATAGTAGTTGTCGCTTCCCTGAAATTCCGTGAAGTCAGCTTGCTGAACGTTCTGCTTAGGGTATAGCTGCTTTGCTATCTTGACGGCAAACGGCTCGCGTTCAATGGCGGTTACACGTCCGCCACTACGCATGTCAATAGGCATCAAGCCGATGAAGTTTCCGACTCCAGCGCCAGCCTCAAGAACACGTCCACCATTGAAACCCATGCTGCGAAGTGCGGCATAGATACCGTCAACAATGACTTCGCGCGATGTGTAGTGGGCATAGCGTGTTGAGCGTGCGGCGTCTGCGAACTCCTGTTCAGACATCAGGCTGCGTAGTTCGGCGTATTCCTTTGCCCAATCTTTATTGGACTCATCAAACGCCTGCGGGATTCCACCCCATCCAACGTACTTCGCAAGTACGCGCTGCTCATCAGGGGTCGCAGGACGGTTTTCCTCGTCCAGTTTTTTCAGAAGTCGGATTGCCGCGACATTGTTCTTGAACTTGGTTTTTTGCCCACCCTCGCCAAGCCCTAGATCATCATTAATAATGAAGTCGTCAGGCTTAAACTGTGGAGGATCGGTCCTCGGCGCGTTTGGTGCCTCGTCTTCCTGGTTTACTGCTCCGGATCCCCCGGAATTGTCACCGATGCCATTGTCTTGTTGTAGTCTGCCATTGCTGCGTGGCCTAGGCTCTGTTCCATTTCTTCGTCCTGCCCCGTCTCCGGCGCTGGAAACAGGTAGTCCTCCCGCGTCATTTCCCACGCTTCCGTCTGGCTGAACCCCTCGCGCACCAGGTTCTGCATTTCCTCTGCCGTTGCCTGTGCTGCTTCCATCAGGTTTTTCTGCAGCGTTCCCTCCTTCACCATGCGCGCCACCATTTCTGGAAGGTACTCCTTCCAGTGTTCTAGTGCCTGCCTCATCCAGTTTTCGTACTGCATTACCGTCACCCTCTTGAGGTTTGTTTATAGATGATGTGGCTGCGGTGTCAACTGGCGGCTTCCATTTGGTGAAGCGGTATTTTGCATCGCTCTCGATGCTGTCTAGCGCCTCATGCTTTGACCATCCACCTTTCGGCCCGGCTCCACCATTGGTGATGGTTGCGCCTGATCCATCGTCGCGCGACTTCATCACCCATCCGTTGTCGGTTTTCTCTATCCATACGGTACGGCCATCGACGCCAGCATAGTCGAAATGCGCCTTGTATCCAGCATCGACCGCACCTATCAATTCGTCTAGCGTGTTTGGATACTTGGTTTCCACAGCATCCTTTATATGCTCTCTCAGCACGGAAGCCGCGCGCGGGAACAATTCAGCAAACGCATTGAACGGCTCAACATTTCCTCTCTTGATTGCTTCGACAATGGCGTCTTCCGCATCGAATATGCTGGTACGCATCTTGCGAAGGTCGGACTCAAGTTGAGTTACTTCTGCCTTAAGCGCCGTTTTTTCAGCCAACAGCATGGGTTCATTGAGTTTATTTCTGACGCGGCGGATCGCGTCTTCCTTGCGCTGCATGGTATATTGCAGCGCATCTCCTATTTCACCCGGTATTGAAACGGTTCCGGCTTTCGCGGGAACTTTCTCTACTTTGACCGGCTCCTCCTCAGCAATACCTGCCGCCTTAGCTTTGGTGTCCTCCTTGGCCGAAAGGCCGTTGATGTCGAATCGCTCAACATCGTCCGCGCTGCTCATTTCCTTCTGAAACGCTGTGGCGCGCGGGTCGTACTTGACACCCATGTACCACGATTTCAGGTACGGTTTCACGGCGTCACCAAGGTCTGCAATCATTGCCTTGGCGTAGGCAACAAAGGTGCGCGCACCCTTTTCAATGTGATAGCCCGCCAAAGTAATACCGGCCTGCATAACTTCCGGGTCGATGCCGCTGTTAAGCTGCCCGGACAGTTTCTTTTTAAGAAGCGCACGCGCTGCTGCTGCTGCATCCTCTGTAAATATAGTGTTCTTAGACACCTTTGGATGGTCGAGAAGATCGGACTGGTTGTGGTTGGCATCTGCCGCACGATCTGATCCAGTCAAGGTGAAGCTGTTGCGCTCCGCGTCGGCGCGCGCCTTGGCATCTGCTTCTGCCTCTGCCTTTGCTTTGTCCGATTCGGCCTTTCTATCTGCCTCGGACTTGGCTTTTAGTTCTTCTGGCGTCTGCCGATTTAGCGCGAAGTCTTCGGTTTGAGAGGATGTAGTAGGCTGATTGCCTACGCCTTCCTCAGAAGCTCCGCTTTCTTGCGACGTATAACCGACAGCCGTCTCTTTAGTAGCGCCAGTTGTAGTACCTTCTTGCGCTCCCTTGGTGTCAGTTCCTTTAGCCGATTCACTATGTTGTCCGGTTGATTCATTGATTTCGTCCTCGCTAAATCCGAGCGCACGCATGATCTCGGCTTCACTCGTGCTCTCCTTGAAGTCAGGAATATCGTCCTCTTCGTCGAATGTCATGCCTTCTAGGTTGGTTTCACTGGCGATTTCCTCGGCCAACGTTTCTGCATCGGATGGCAGTTCTGCCTCAATCTCCGCTTCCTGTTTGGCAAGTTTCTGTTCTCTTGCAACAAGCTCGTTGTAGTGCTCACGGTCGGCCGCAGACATAACCGAGTTTTTATTCAGCGCCTCCCGTACCAAGTCGCGCGCAGCCTGAACACCGCCGTCAACGTCATTGTATTCAGCGTCGGTAATGTATCCTGCCTCGTGTAACTTTCTGGCAACCAGATCAAGGGCGTTTCCATCTTTTCGGAAAAGACCAGGGGCCATGCGGACGGCACCGATCCCCTTCTCTCCGGTGATGTCGCTGGCTTCCTGAATCTTGATGCCGCCAATCTTCTTTATGGTGTCGATGAACTTCTTGCGAGATGACTCAGCAAATTCGTCGCTGGTCGTGGCGACATCTTTCTTCGATTTTTCCTTGCTGCCGGATGCAGGAATAATGCCTTTCTCTCCAGCGTAAATCCTTTGTTTGCTAGACAGCGCCCCGGCATCCTTAATGGCTTTGCTGACCGTTGCGAAGTCTGAACTAGCGACAGGGATGTTTTCTCCGGTCTCGAAGTTTTGAGCCGGATACTCTCCAATGTAAACGACGCCATTTCGGACGGTGACTGGTTCTGTGCTTTTCGGCGTGGTTCCGACTCGCGCAATAACCTGGTTCGCACCAGCATCAGTAGTATTGCTTACCTGCCGCGTTTTCCCTTGGCTGGATGCATTGGCTTCTGGACTTTTGTCGCCTGCATTGGTTTCTGTGCTTTTGTTGGTTGCATGGGTTTCTTGGCTTTGTCCGCCTGGTTGAACTCCCGCGCCACCGACTGCGGGACTCCCGCTTCCTTGGCGAATTTCTTGTTGTGCGCTGCTGCCTGCATTAAGCGTGCTTGTGCCGGGGACTTGCTTGGCATTTTCTACTCCTTGTGGTTGGTTGAAATGATTGCTGGTTGGCTCGGTGGTTACATTCGAGTCGGCCACCCCAACCGTTCCAGAAGACTTATCCGCCGTGCCGCCTGGTACAGAGATTCCGGTAGCTCCACTTGCTCCCACGGGTCTGCCAGCATCGCTGTTTTGTGCAGCAACTCCGCCTCCTGGTAGCTGATTACCTGCGCGTTCAGGGCTTTGCGAAGCCAACTCGGAAACTGCTGTGCTTTGATTTCCTGCGCCATTGTTTGCTACCTGTTCTGTTTTTGGTTCGTTTGGAATAATTCCTGCAGCAATGGCCGGAGTGCCTTGTTGTTCAGGTGCGGGCGTGCCGGGGAGAGCAATTCCCAATACACTCTCAGGTGCAATCGCCCCAGAATCAATTCCGGTAGATGCCGCGCGGGCAATCGCCCCGTCACCAAGTTGGGCCTTGGCCGTCTCGACAATATTAGGTGCCGCGTCGTTAGATGCCGCGTCATTGGCGGCCATCGTGCGCTTGATTTCAAGGTCGCGCCGCATTACCGCCTGGTTGGCCGCCTGTTGGGCATAGAAAGCCTTTATTTCTTCTGGGGTATAAAGTTCTCCGGTATTTGGGTTAGTGTCGGTAGTAGTCGGGGGCGGCAGGACTTCACCTGCATCGGGAACGACACGACCGCTGCGCAAGTTTGCACCTGCGCCCATGATTCCGCCTGTAATGCCGCCCTCCACTGCCTGCCGTAAAACGCCTTCTGACAGCGGCTTATTGTCTGCGTAATTCTGCCACGCCTGTTCCTGCGCCGACTGAGGGACTTCCTGCAATATGCCTTCGCTGGCCGCTCCTCCGGCTATGCGCTTCCACGCTGAAAGTCCATTTTTTCCACTTTCCAGTGCGGTATTATCCAGCCCCTTAGCCATTGCCGTTTCGGCAGTTTCCAGCCCAAGTTTGTTGGCGATATGCCCGCCCACACCTGAAATTAGGGCGTCTATACCGCCAGAAGCAAGTGCTGCGATAGCATTCTTCTGCTGGTCATTGCCCTGGTACTGATCCATTTGCTGCCCGGACTGGATTGCGCCTTCGCCAATACCTCCGGCAATTGCCGCCGATTTATCACCGGCTAGACGCTCAAGGTAGCCAGTTCCTGCTTTTCTTGCTGCGGCTCCTGCTGCGACTTCTGCGGCTGGCGTCAATACACGTCCAGCAGTCATAAGACCACGGCCAATAGCCCCACCAGCCAACATAGAGGGAGCAGACTCAGCCACCTGATTTACCGAATACATCGGGTTTTTCAGGTACTCGGCGGCCACATCAAAGCCGTTCTTGTTTTGATCCTTCCATGCGGCGTCGATGTCCTGCTGTGACTTGACGTATTCTGGAGAGTATTGCGATTCCAGCTCCTTGGCTTTCTGCCCAGGAGAAAATCCGATTGCCTTGCCAATTTTTTCGGCGGTATCTGATATGGGCCTGCCCAAGCCGGAAAGCGCAAACGGCAAGTCAGCTATTCCGGTAGCAATTCCAGGAATTTCCGCAATTCCGCGCATGATAGATAGGCCAAGATCAGAATGATTTGGCTTTCCTACCGGCTTTGCGTTGGAAGATTGGAATAACCCGAGTGGGTCGTTATTCTGCTGCAAAAGACCAAGTGGATCGTTACTGTCAGCCATTGCCTTGAATCCTACTAATTGTGGGTTTTCATGATTCTATCGGTGCTGATACTTGGTGTTCTACTACCCCAGACGCATTCACTGAACTCCATAGATAGCATATAGTGATTTAATTTGCGCAGGATCGGTTATCCCCTTCGCTTTGGCGGCCGCATCGACCTGCTCCTTGGTGACTGACATGCCGCCAGCCTGTGTTCCTCCATTCATCCCGACGTACTGCCCGGTGCGCGTGTTGAACGGAACCTTGAGTTTAATCGGATTGCCAAGCGCGTCAACACCGCTCTCGATTTCGGCAAGGATGTACTTATCGTAGTTAGTGCCTCTGGCTGCGTTCAGTTGAGAAAGCAAAGATTCTCGTGTCTTGTCGTCCTTGGCGTTCATGAACTCGGCAAGCAGTTTGTCCTGCGTTGCCGATCTGTCGTTCTCCAACTTGGCTCCACGTGTGCGCTCCTGGTCGTAGGCATTGAGGGGCTTCGGAGTGAGATCTGCGGCGATCTTGAGCTTTGTGGCCTCGAGGTTAGATGCATTAGTACTCTGGTTATTTAAGACCAGTGCAGCGTTGCTGTTTCCGCTGAGTGCGGCATTTCGCATCCCATCCATATAAATGCTGTCAAGACTTGCCTTGTCCTGCGCTGCTTGCGCCTGTCCATTCTTTAGGTTTGCAGCATCGCTTGCCTGCCGTTCGGCCATGATCTGTGCGCCGGTCTTGCCGTTGGAGAATTTGGAGGCAATATACGGGTTAGGCGTAGAGTCTCCGTATGAAACACGACCATCCTTGCCGACCGATTTGGTAACACCTCCGTAGCCGTCCATAGCGAAGCGGGCATTGTCAGCCGCAACGCTTTGCGAAGTGTTCTGTCTGGCGCGAATACCCTTGTTAACGATGTCCACCATTTGCGGGCTGAGCTCCGACGCCGTGCGGTTTTTGTAAAACGTCTCTGCCGCTGCCGGGTCATTGAACTTCGTATCTCCCTGCGCATCGTTGAATTTCTGTGCGAACCTGCCAGCCTGCTCGGCAAGCAGCGCATCATTGTTTGCTGTGAAAGTTGAATCAGCCAGCGCCTTGCTGTTGAGTGTTCCATCCGGCGCGCGAACACTGGCAGGGAGGGTGGCTTCAGCCGATGTAGCAGTGGTTGACGGTACTACGGATGGCGCTGCAGCAACATTCCCGCTTTGGGCGGCCTGAACCACTGGCTGTGCTTGGACAGCTTTGTTATTAGGCGACGATTGACCAGCAATGCTAGGTTGCGCGGCTGCATTACCGCTGTCACCGAACAATGGCTTCCCAACAAATTCTCGACCGACATACTTTTGTCCGGTGTATCCGGTACGAATATCTGCCCCAAAGGAGTCCGCCGCGTTGGCAATTGGGGCGGCAATTGCCCCAGGAATGTTGTTGGCGATTGACAGCGCGGCCTGACGTGTATTCTCAAGACTCCTTGCTGCATTTCCGATAGCCTCGCCTGTACCGCTTGCTACGTTTGCTACTACACGAGATGCTGCACCGATGTTCTGTCCAACAGGCTGCGACGGAGGCGCAGTGCCAAACATTGCTTCTCCAAGCGTCGGGATCGTACTTGCTGGCTTGTAAAAGTCAGAAACCCAAGGCTTTTTTTTGTCTGTTTGGCCTCCGTCAGCCATCCCCCGCATGATTGCTGGCTTGTTCTTAGGGTCAACGAACTTATGTGTCTTGGCTCTGATTGCGTCAAGGGCTTTCTGGCCTCCCATCGCCTGAACTGTATCTGCGGGAAGAACGTATTCACCATTGGATAGCGCAACAGGCCCTACTTTGTCATCTGTCTTGCCTCCTGGGCCATACACCTTTCCACCATGTCCGCGCTCGATTTTGGCAGCATTGCCGCGCTTCATTCCTCCATCTTTCATGCCTCGGCGTTGTGCTTCAAGCATCTCGGCAGGAGGGGTAGCGCCATCCCTGATCCGCGACATTCCGCCCTTGCCAGCCGGTGCCGAAATGGTTTGGGTTTGGCTGCCGGTGGCATCATCCAGTGCGGATTCAATCCTGTTGCCACGTGTAGCTAGCGCAATACCAGCATCTCGCGCCATCCCTGTGCCGAGCATGTACGGGTTCGCTCCGCCGTTGGCCATCCTCGGAATGCCGCAGGCAATCGACGCCTTTTTGTTGTGCTTCTTCATGGTAATTCTCCTGATTCCTTACTGAAAGACGTTTTCGGCATGAGAAACGATGGTACTGATAGCGTTCAGTGCAGACGCCGCAGCACGTGCAAATGCCTCTGCCTCAGCGACGACTGCACTTGCAGCAGTTGATGCAGCCTTGCTGTAACCGTCAATGTTAAGCCCCTGCTCCTTGAGTGAGGCTTCTTGGTTCGATAACGTTATCTTCATTGCCATCTCATCGCGCGCGAGACGTGCTCGGTACAAGTCTGCTGTTGCCGCCATCATGCGTGCTTTGGCGTCTAACCTTATCGACGCCACCCGCGCCGCAGTGTCCGCACCAGACACAATCGAACGGATGTAGTCAGCGGCAGCCTGTATCGCAGACATGCGAGACTTGATCGCATTATCGACGGCAAAGCGCAGGTTTTCGACCGACATATCAGCCTGCTTGATCGCCGCATCGCGTGACGCAGCCTGCAAACTCTCAAGTTGGTCTGACTTTATCTTCGCAAGCCGCGCGGCTGCTGCGCCCGGAGGAATACTGAATCCGCGCCCAGAAAATTCGCTGAGTGTCTGTGCTTCCAGTCTCATTCCATCGGCAATTACCCTGTCGCGGTCTCGGCCCCATATCTGAGCCTCTACGTCCGGGTTAATCCCGGTTCCGCCAAGCGTGATCGAGTTCACAAGCCAGTTAGTGGCCTCGTCGAATGCGTCTGCTGCCAGCGGGTAATACTTGACGAAAAACCCCGCAAGCTCGTCCGATAGCATGGCCATTATTTTGTCTAGTTGCGCATCGAATGTGAGCGTTGGGTTCTCGACATCGGGAACGTTTGGCTCAATCGCGGTGATCGTATAGGACGCCTTGGTCGATGACGCCCTAGGCCCGGACATAGCTCGTGTGACAGCGTTGGTGATAATCGCATCGACCGTGCCTAGATAGCCAGATGCGAGCGCGCGCTGGTTAAATACTTCTGTGGTTGCGCTGTCTGACATTAAATTCTCCGTGTCCCGTCTGTGGTCAATAGGCCGACAGAAGCGATCTCAAAATCCGCGCCGTCCTTGTTTTTCAGAGTTAACCCTAGCATGTTCGCCTTTAACCCACGCCCGAGATCGACCCGGTGTTGTTTGAACGTGCCATCATCGCTGCTGCGCGTCTCGTAGGTGTAGATCTTTCCATCTGCATCCACCTCAAGTTTCAGAACGTCAGTAGAAGATGCTGCGATGTAGACATTTGGCAGCATTTTCTGCAACGTAGTCGCCATATCCATCTTGCCGATGTTTGCCAGAGAGTTGATCTGCGCTCCGGCATCGGTTGGGCCTTCTAGCCTATATACACCATCGGCCGCAACGCCATAGGCCACCCCCGCGCGGGTGAAGAAACTGTTGAAACAATATCCATCGTACTGACTGGATGCATTTGTTTCCTGGTTCACCACCCATACCACGCCGTTGGTAGGCAGGTCAGCTAGGTCGTTTAGGCTAGATGTCTGCAATGACATCCCACGCAGCATGGACAGAAGTTCATATCCATAGACGCCGGACAGGGAGAACGAGTCGGACTGCTGAAGAATAGATAGCAGCTCAAGCGCCTGCTCTCGTGAGAGAGTCAACGATGACGTGATTCGCCCTTCGCTGTTGAGGATCAGGAACAGGTCGTACTTCATCGCGTTACCGGAAATAATGACCCCTGTGCTGACCAGAAGCATTTCATTGTCCTTGATGAATCCGCCAGATCCGAATGCAAATGGGGATGGAAGCGTAACCGATCCAATGCCATACTCAGTTTCTGCGGCCTGTGACAAGAACAATGGCAATGCGCTATCGCCATTACCTACGTCAGTCTCGGTGCCTGCACCCCATACTGTCATGAATGGAAGATTGATATAACCGGAAGTAGGCTTTTCTGGAATGAAGTCCCCATCAATGCCGCTGACCGATAACTCCGGTAATGTGGCATAACCGAAACCAAGGTATTCAGAATCAGGGTCGCTGCCAAATACTTTCATCGCCAGCAGCGTAATCGACCCGCGCCCGCCCACTTCGGCATCAGCTTCCATGTCACCGTCGCCGGTAATCGTAGCGTCTAGCTGTCCAGCTACCCCAAAGTCTCCACTGAGCGCGCCGTAGCCGGACATAATCACCGAAGTTCTAAACGACACCAGCAAGTCTCCGCTGCCAGTCATTTCGGCGCGCACCTGCGGTTTCATGGTGATCTCGCCTGACCCGCGCATGACTACGGATGGCTCTAGCACCGTAGTTACAGAAGTGCTGCTGACGAACTTCGCGCTAGAAACCTCATCTCCGCCAGAGTACAGCATTCCGTAGGCGTATAGGATGCTGCGCTGGTCGTATGTTCTGACATTGCTGATATGTACAAGTCCGCCAGCGGTGTAGGCAATGCGCCCATCAGCCAGCCGTAGAATGCGGACAGCAAGCCCAAACGTGTTTGTTGCCGCCAGCAGCGCCACCTTCGCGCCGGACTCGAAGGCGTAGATTCCTGACGTGTCAACCAATACCCCGCACTTGAACTTGCTGACCCTCATGCCCTCCATGCCGATAGGGCCTATACCAACCAAAGCGGCATAGGTGCCAGGCTTCACCGTGAACTCAAGGTATGAGGAGGTGTCCAGCGTTCCTACCGTTCGCGCGTAGCTGTTCCATCCCTGGTTGAGAGATATTTTGAACTGCTCTTGAGTCGGAGGTGAGGCTGGCACGGCAGGAACGGCTGCGGTCGGCGGGTAGTAGACAAGAAAGTCGTATGTGTTACAAACCGTTTGTCCGTGGCCGGATGAAGGTGCCGTAATACTGATAGTTCCTGGATACCCGTTTCCTACAACAAGCGAGTCGCTGTCTGTAGAACTAAATGATGTAACATCCACGGAATATGAGACGTAGCACAGGGTCTGTGGCTCGATGGCTACATGCGCAGGCTTGGCAGGAATATATGGGCTACCAGGGCCTCCTGGGCTGTTAGGAATATAGGTTCCGATGACGTTCTTGATGAGTGACCCCATAATCTATCCTTGTCTGCTGCTGTGTAGGCTGTAGGACACCTGGGTCATGACAATATCTCTTCCTGTCCGCTTAATGATGTCCAGAACGCCACAGGGGTATTTTTCATGGTAAATTCAAACGTCGAAGAGTCAAGTTCTCCGCTGTTACCGAAACTATTAAGAAAAGTGACGATAATGTAACCAATCTGCGCATTGATCGTAGTGTCAGTCGTGCCGGAATAACCAGAAAACAATAATACACCGGTAGGACTGAACACCTCCGCCATGCATATCTGGCACGAATTACCTCCAGACATGCGCGCAACAAGCATCGTCATCGGAGAAAGCGGAGTGAGTCTTATCGCGTCTCCGTATGCCGGTCTACCGCTCCCAAGCCACCATGCGTCTCCCCACGCACCACCGCCAGGCGGCCCGATGAGAAATGATCCAGATTCAACCGCGATGCTGAATAGAGAACTAGTCAGACCTTCATAGTTAGGGTCGCGCCCATGCGAGAAACAAGGCATCTAGTGTCCTCCTAAAACCATAGCGCGCGAGTCGGGGAACTTTTACTAGCCAGTTCCGCAAACTTGTGGTCTCCAAAAACCGCTACGTCCGCGCGGCTAATCCTTCCGTCTGCGACCTTGCCGCGTGCAATCCATTTTGACTCGGCAGATGAGTCGTATTCGTACAGCTTAGTCACGCCATCAGCAAAGATTAACGCCAGCGCCTTGGTTTCCGAAGAACTTGCGCTTACTGTACGGTGCCTGACGATAACGCCGGGAGGATGATTGAACAATGTCCATCCACCAAACGGAGAACCGTAATACACGGCATTAAAAAAGTCATTGCTATTGGCATCTCGTATTTCGCATATGTAATACCCTGGTGACACCTCGGAGATCACAGCTAACTGTGTTGTGTTGTCATACGCCGGTAAGACAATATCCTTCACATTGACAGTCCCATCCAAGGAAAACACTACGCCTTTTATCTTGTCATCAGGCGGTACTGGCCCCCAAAAACACACGTCGCGCAGGCCATAGCTAAAGCTGCCGCGATTGTATGGAGGCCAGTTAAACGGCCAGTAAACACCTATCAGGTTATACATTGCGGTGATGAGTTGTGACTCCGAGCCATCCCCTGAGCATGGCGCAGGCAAACCGAACGCCTGGGCGATTGCTTGCGAATTAACCTGACCAGCAAACGACAATACTCCGTTGGAAAATGGGTCGCTTCCGACCTCTTGTACATAAGCCAGAACTTGAGTCGGCCCAAGAACTTCCGAGCACTTTCCGTCGTTGTGTACTACATATATCATGGCAGCGTTCTCACCCCATATAGGGCGCATGTAGTGTGCCTTGCCGCGAAACCCAGGGAACTGACCTTTGACCGACAGCGAAGACGTGATACGCAGACCTCCGCGCACAACAGAAACCAAGAACTGATCGAAGTCTGTTGAGGATGATGTAGTGTTCGTGGACATACTATAAAAGTTGCCGCCGAGCGTGAATCCGTATCCTACAAATGGTGTTGTAGACGGGGATTTTTCGGATTGGTCAAAAACCCCATTCAAATACCCTGTACTATCTGTTGGATCACTGACGATGATCGGCCGTGGCGCATACCATGATCCAGAAAGCGTGCCATATACCCCTAGCGAGGCGAAGAAGTCAGACGACCCGTGATACATTACTTCTCCAAGCCCGCTAAACAGTGCGGTAGGAGCATTTCCTTCGGATGGGGGGCGCGACATTGTGAGCACGAAGTCACCTCCGTACTGATCGCAGTAGCGGTATTCGTATTTGCCACCTGTAAAGTCAACCACGACGGCCCCAGGAGGAGCGATAATGCGCGCCTCGTCGATGCCATCTATCGTGGACAGCCTGATTAGGTATCCGCTGATGATGTAGCTCTTGGAAGTAATCCCCATATCCTTGAGCATCTTCATCTTCTGCTTGACGAATGGCCGCCATGCGTCACTGCGAATGCCATTGGTGACGATGTTCATTCGTTGCGCTGACCTGAGAATGTCGCCATACCAAGGTCGAACGCCATATCAACCCCTTACGCCGTAGGCATTGCGACGTTGAAACTGTCGATGTTCTTGTAGTTGCCTGATACGAAGTTTACGCTGCTGAAAATCAGGTCAGCACCAACTACGCCTACAGTGCCCTGCAGGCGATTGTTTGTAGTGCTCATGGTGCCATCGTCAGTAAGCCCCTGGAAGCGGTAGAACGAAGCAGTTCCGTTGGCGACGATCAGTCCGCGCCAGACTTCCGAGGGATTCTTCCCAAGCACTCCGGAAGTGGAAGAAGTTGCCATTGTGATACCAGTGCCAGCAGCGTTGTTGGATATAATGCACAGCAACGTATTGCCAGACAGCGCAGCGTCTGCGGTTGCTGGCTCCGCTCCGTCGTATATGAAGATCGCGCCGCCATCGACGCCAGATTTGAAGTTTCCTGTGGTCAGCAGATAGTCGCGCAGTCCGGTACTAAGTTTCATGTCGTGCTCCTATTAAGTTAGTGCGGCGATGCCACGTCCGATGCCAAGAACCAGTGAGCTGTTTGCGACTACTGTTTCCGGCACCGCCAGCGCGCCTCCGATAAGAAAGTTTCCTCCGGTTGGGCCTACGGTGTCCCATACGCCGATGTGCGTAACGATGTATGTAGTGGCCGCTGAGTTAGCAGTCCAACTCAAGGCAGCGGTGTTTGCGGACTGCCCAGAAGCAGCCGCGCCGAATACGACAGCCTTACGGATATAGGCGGAGTCAGTTGAAACCAGAACTTCGTTCGCTCCAGTGGTTCCAGGGTCGGCTACATGAAGGGAAATGAACCACGTGGTAGGGCGTGTTGCCGCACCAGAGGTGAGCATCCAGTTGAGCAGCAGGTTTCGTGCGTATGCGCTAATCATATCGAGTCCTTAAACGGTAACGAGAGAGAGTCCGGCGGTCACGCGCAGCGACTCGCCTGCGGCTACTGTCTTTGGAGAGCTGGCAAGCACGGCAGACAACAATACACCGGTGGTTCCACCCTTGACCGATCCGGAACTGATGAATCCGCCGCGCACTGTCTTGGCCGCCGTGAAGGTGAAGGTAGCGGGCGCCGCTCCATTGACGTACACACCGTTGGTAAGCGCGTCTGGCACGATCAGTACGCGCGTGGATTCCGAGTACGCTGTTGTAATTTCGGTCGCGGTGGCGGGGAATGCGGACATATTGTCGCCAGTTGCCGGAGAGTGCGCGCCTTCGTACAGCCCAATGTACCAGCTAGAAAACTGGCTGCCTCCAAGAAGCGCCACATTCAGGATGTAGTCGCGCCCCTCATCCGGGATCATGTTGTTCTCGGTGAAATCCCATTTCAGGTTTCCGAGCGTATCGAAGCACTCGAACTTGTATTTGAAACCGATACGACATTTACTGATGTCCATGCTCATCCCGCCTTCCTGATGACTTCCATTTCGATAAATGACGACGCCGCAAGCGGTGAAACCGTGCTGTTTTGAACGCTTGCGACGAATTGCTTGATGCCGTTGTGCTCGCGCAGCATCGCAGCACCAGAGGTGCCAGTATCGGCTGCCACGTTATCTTCCTGCATATTGACTAGCTGGCCGTCCTTTCTCCCGGTGACGGCGCCGCGCGTGCTGTACCACATGGCGTTCCCGGTAGCGCGGTCGATCAGGCTGGTGCCTGGAACAGCGCCGTAGCTAACTTGCTCGGCAATCACCGGAGTTTCCCTTGTCTCTCCACTCAGCAGGAATGTCTTGTCGGTGGTCGCAATCCACACTCCAGCATCTACCGCTTCAATCACGGCTATGTCGTGCTCGAACTGTATGTAGTTGTTTGCCAGTCTGAAATGGCTAAAGGCGAACGGCTCGGAGTACCACAGCACTTTTCCGTCGGCTACGTACATGCGGCCTTTGTACTGGCGGATTATTGAACCTGCCGGTGGTGCGTCGATGAACTGCTTGTCGAGCGCAGCGCCGCTGCCGGGATCGGTGTAGACTGTGAAGCTCCCTGCGGTGGTATCGCCAACGTGATACAGGGTCTTTCCGTTGACCGTGCTTAGATATAGGCGCAGCGTTGCGTCTCCTCGTTGCGGAAGGCCGATGAACTGGATACTCGATGACGTGGTGACGGTGATAGAAGATAGCTCACTGGCACCATGTTCGATGCCGTCTGGAGTCAAGTAGGTGAGTGCTGCCAGATATGTTCCTTTGGGAAGCACGCCGTATGATGAACCCATCAATGGCGCACTAGGAACGTCATATCCCCATCGCGTCAGCGTTCCGTTGGCGAGCAGCTTGCGAGTCATGATGCCATCGCTAAAGTACAGTACGCCGTCGAAGTACTCGTAGGCAACAGGCCCATGTACCGAGCACACATCGCTGGCGGTGTCATCGTCGTTCAGCAGCTTGAGAGTATGTCCGTCAACGAAGAATGTGCCACCTGCGCAGGAATATCCGCTGTGCGCGCCGACCGCAGGCGTGACGCGGGTGAAACCATCTCTGCGGCTAAGGTATCCACGATTGTCGATGTTCACGTTTACGGCGTTGCGCAGCGCGACTTTATTGCCGTCTTGGTTAGTCGGTAGGGCATAATCCGGCGCACGATTGTTCATGCCGATGGGCCAAGGCCCGATTGCCTTTGGTGTACCGGTTGCCATGTCAGAACACGCAGCGGGTTACATGCCGCCTGCGTTCTCCGTGTTTGCGCCGCACATTGGCGTCGATTCTCTGTCCGAAGTTGGCGATAAATTCGGCCTCGTGGCGGTCGGCCTTGCCTTGGTCGAAGCTATCGCTGTCAGTCTTTAGATATGCCAGGTGAAGCGCCCAATCCAGAAGTTTTGCGTGATACCTTGCATTGATCTCAGGTGTATCCGTATCCGCAGTCATTTGAGTGTTTGGAAGTCGGTACATTCCAAGACGCAATGTTCCTGAAAAATCAGGGGTAAAATTGAGTTCGATGGATGTTCGATCTGGAATTAGGAACAATGCTCTATAACGCATCTCGCGGCGGTCGATGATCGGAATTTTATCCGGTTCGATTGCGGGCGGTATCGTCAATTCGGCGTAATCAAGCCTAACGACGTTTGCTGTCAGTGGATAACGCTTGGTTCCTGGAACTACGTTAATCAGCGACGTCGCGCTGGTGTCGTCGTAAATCAAGCTGGCACGCTCTGCCGCTTCGTTTTCTGCTTCGTTAAGGAATCCATCAATCTCCGGGTCGCCCCACAGATATGGGGCCGCAATGTCCCCGGACTTGATCCTGAACAGTGATCGCAGTTCGGCCAGGGTCATTTGTTACTCATGTCCGCCGTCGTCAACAACGGCTTCCCATGCGTTGTCGCGCTCTTCCCGAGAGACAGTGAAACCTACGATCCTGGATACGGCATCTGTCTTTGGTTTTCCATCGGCAGTAAAGTCTTCTTCAGACGGGGCTTCTACCATTGCCTGCATGGCTTCTACGATGGCGCTCATCTTGTCGAAGGCTTTACCTTCTTGGGGAATTGCGCGCTCGATACCTTCGGGCATACAGCCAAGCGCAATCGCTTCGCGGTGAAAATTTGGGTGAAGATCGGTGCCAGTTGGCTCAACAATGGCGATATGGCCAGTTGTCAGTGCAATCTGTACCGGCTTATCTTCCGGAGGAAAGAACTTCATCAATTCTCCTTTTCAGTAAATGGGCCACACCAGTTATAGGCGCGGCCCATGATTTTAGCCTTGCGCAAATTCGGCTCGGCCAACAACGTAGTATTGGACGGCAAGGCGAACCTTGCCAGTCGTCGGAGTGCCGCCGCCAGAAGTCCACGTAACCGTAAGATAAGGCTGTGCAGACGTAACCACAAAACCAGTCGGGTTGATCGGAACGCGAGAACCAAGAGCATGAATATTGCCGTCCGTCATGTAACGGGTGGCCAAACCTGCATCGCCAACGTCCATAACGTCAGAAGTGCTAGAGTTCCATGCCTCGGTAGTTACAAGATCGCCACTGACTACAACTGCGCCAACAGGCAATTGCATCACGTTCAGGGCAACGTTGGTAACAAGGTCTGCCACGGAGATGTCCTGATACGCGGCAATCAGTTCCTGACGCCCAGAGTTTTTAATCAAAGCCATGATGATTCCTTTCTATTCAGGGTAATTGGCTGGTCATTGCTGACCAGCCATGCGATTACTGGATGTAGTGATCCACCGCAACCACGCCGAAATCCTGAACGGAACCGTCGTAGATCGAGTAGAACTTGGGTTTCAGGAAGCCAAGCATCTTGTCGATGTTGATACCCTGCTGGCTGCCATACTGGAACGTCTTTTCATCCCATTCAGGAGCACCAAGATCAGCCATCGCCAGCGCCTGAGCGCCGCATACAAGCGTGCGGGTGCCGTTGACAGTACCGCCCGAACCCCATTTCGACCCAGAAGCAGCGCCCTTGGTCGTATAGACCAGACGATGCTCTTGAATGACAGCACCGTCGATGGTCACAGTACCGCCCGTGAAGAACGGGTTATCTGCGCTTCGCGGCATTGCCGTAACAACTGCGCGCTGATAGTCGGGGTCTTTCTTCAACTGCGCCAAGCTGTTGGGGTGCATCATGATGACGTAATACTCCTTGCCACCAGACATCAACGGCTTGACGTAGTGCTCCTTGGCATAGGCGATCATGTCAACGATTGCCTTGTACGTAAGAACATATGTGTTTGCGATGTTTGCGGTATTGCTCGGCAGCAACTGAGTACCATCCCACATCAGCGAGCGCGCCGACGTGGGCGCGGAAACGTCTGCGGCAAACGCCAGGTTTGGGAACGGAGAGCCAACTCGGGCGGCGCCGTTATTCTGCACCGAATAACCGACGCCTGACATAGTAAGGAACGCCAGTTGATCGACGCGGTTTGCCAGCCAGTAAGCGAGGCGATCACGGCCAGTTTCGCGGAACCTAATGACGGTCTTTTGTTCCGCCAGTTTGCCCTTGTTGCGAACCGAATGGGATAGCTGGTCGATTGTGATGATTTGGCTATACGACTGCATAGCCTCTTCATTGCCTTCGCGCTCGTTATCACCGATCACGCCATCACCAACCAGGTCTGCAACCAGATGGATGATGCACTGCTCACCCTTCTCGGTACGGGTCAAGTCGGTAATGCGCTGGATCATCGAACCTTCGTCCGTGCCAGTGAATTTTTTGATGAACATTTGATCGCGTGCAGCGCGCCACACATCGCGCGACCAAACCAGTTTTTGTTGCGGCGTCAACGCCGCGAAATTTGTCAAAGACATATTGCGACTCCTAAGTAAGTTGGAAAACGTCTAGGCTGTACGCCGCCACACCGCGAAACCGGCTTTCTGGTTGCCGAACCACGACAGATAACGCTCTGTCTCTTGCGAAATCGCTATGTCTTTCATGCAGGCGGGGCGCGAATCCCGCCTGGCATTCATGCTTAGATCAGTCGCCTCGCATACGCCTCTTTTCAGATTCCGGCAATGCGTCAAACTGTTCTTCGGTCATGTTTTGAATGTTAACTTTTGCCGCGTCCTGTCTAGTGCCAACCCCCACCGCAGTCGTGCTAGGCTGTGTTGCGGCAATCTTAGCGCCACGTTTAATTGCAACCACAGTGCGGTCGTCAACTTGCTTGCTTTCGTCAGCGGGTTCGGGCTTGTCAAGGTTGTACATCTTGGCAACCTTATCGGCTGCCCTAGTGATAGCCTCAGCGGGACGCATTCCCTTTGACGCAATATAGAAGTCGCGCAATTCAACCAGTTCGGCAATAGCCTCAGGGTTGGCGGATTCTCCTGTGTCGTTGAACTCCGGGTATTTCTCGATCACAGCAGCGGCTGCGGCATTGATGTTGTTACTTTCAATAGCCATAATGCTGCGCTGCTCAATTTCCTTTACCGCACTGTCACGGATAATGGCGTTAATCTGCATGCGCAATTCTCGCGCCTTGTCTCGGTCTCCATCCATCAGTGCGTCTGTATAGGCATCCTCAAGCGTGGAAACCTCGGTAGCAACATCAGGATTGGCAACCTGTTCCTGCTTTGCACCTCCGTTACGAAGTTCCTCAAGCTCTGCTAGAAGAGCGGCCTCTCGCAATTCTGCGGCCTTTTTGGCATTGTTTACTTCGTCAAAACGTGACTTTGGAATCATCACGTTAGGCTTTGAGGATTCCTCTTCAGCCTCTTCTGGGATTGAGGCAATCTCTTCCAGCGCCTCCGGGTCAAGCGGTTCATCTTCAACCGATTCCGGGTTAAAGTCGTCGCCACGGTCGCCCGTTACAACATCGTCTTCATCAACAATGTCGTTTTCACCATCTTTGATCTGGTCTTCCGATTCAGATGTCATGTCAATCCTCTATTGGTCAATCATTTTCGCCGGATTCTTCGGCGGCATTCGACTGCAACTGCTTCAGTTCAGCAGATTTTTCAACAGCCAGCTTCTTGACTGCCGCCATGCGCTTCTTGTCTTTCTGGATTTCACGTGCGCTCAACAGTGTGCGCAGATCGCTTTCAACAAGAAAATCTTTGTCAGAAATTACTCTTGCCATGTTGTTTGTCCTCAGTGTTTTGTGGTTACTGTGTTGCTGGTTTCCCGCCTTCGATTCCTGTGTCCATGCCAACGTCGGGATTTGCTGGCGTGAGTGGGTCTGTGTTTTTCGCTGGAGGAACTATAGGGCCACGCAGACCTGGCGGAGCCTCTGGCACGATAGGAGGCGCATCCTGATCGACAAAACCAGCCGATTTAAGGATAGAGTCGGCCATTCCAGCGGTCTGTGGGGTTTCTGCGATGGTGCGCGCCGATTGCATTGCGCTGAACGTAGCCTCCACCAGTTTATTGACTGTGACTGCCTCAAGTTGCTTCGTTTCGGCCTTGATCTTGTCTGCCTGGGCTTGGGCAAGTGCAGTTTCTTCCGGGGATTTACTGCCAACACCTTCCATTTGCTTGATGATGTCTTGCTTGCGAGACAGATTGGAACTCATGACAATCGCCGTATCCGGTATTGCTACACCGCTCTTGCGCATTTCGAGTGCCTGCGTGAACTGGCTGTTCTCAAATGTTACCTGCATCGGCTGCTCGGTAATCACCAGGTCGTACTCTCCTACGCTCATGTCGTTGATATATCCGCCTTGGCCGTCCGGCTTGTTGACCTCGACGAAATTGTGTTCCTCTGCCCCGGTATCTGGATTTGTCTCGGTGATGCGTATGATTCTCGGGGAATCATAAAAATTCTTGATAGCGTAATCAATCCATCCAGCAACGAATGACCTAGTACGAGACAGGCTGTCCAGGGGAACAGCGAGCTGCTGCTGGCTTGCAGACTGTCGGCTCTGGATTGCGACTCCAGATACTTCCGCTCCTTGGGTTCCGCGCATTGCATCCGGGACGGTAACCTCCTTCAAGGTAAGCAATGCCCTATCCATAAGTCGATCAACCCCGCTTGGAATCTGGCTAGGGTCGATTTTCCTAGGCGGTTGTGCGCCCTTGGCGTACTCGATTACAAGGCCATTCTCTCCGCCACGCTCCTCAAGTTCCTCGCCACTCATATTTGTTAGGCTATTCTGCTCATACATCCAGCCAGAATTTGCCGCCGAGTTTAGGATATGTACGAACTGACTCAACGTCTTGTTAAGAATCTTCTGCGGGTCAATGGCGTTATCAACCATGCCACGTGTTTTGCCGCGCCGGAAATATGGGAAGAACGGAACCACGGTAAAGCGATCATATGGGCTGATTTCATCAATCAGCGTCACGTAACGTGTTGAAACAGTCCACTTTACCCGTCGTATCATGCGCTTGGATAGCGTTCCGCCTTCGGCAATCTCGGATGCTACGGCATCTGCATTGGTGCTGGTAACTGGATGCACGTCTCCGTAAGGAGAAATGACAACATCAGCCATTTCATAAACGAATCGCTGTCTGTCAATGATGCGATAACGGGCTGTGTCATCGTCAACGCCGCTACGGTAGAACATATAGTAGCTCTGCCCACCTGTATAGATGTTTCCAAACTTGTTGCGCTGGCCTCCGCTATCGCCAGCTTCATCAACTCCGTCCCCAAAGTCATGCTCGCCTTGGTCCCCGTGGGCCATCTTCACCTTATCGCGCATCTCCTTGCCGTACAGCGCCTCAATTTCGTCCAGGCTGTACCATCGGGTGACAATAACGTCTCCCCATTTCTGCGGGTCATAGCTCTTAGCGTCAGGATCAGGGATCACGTCTCTAGGATCAAGGTCAGTGATGCGCAATTCCCCGAGAACGTTGTCATCGTATGACATTCGGCAGTCGTAGTATCCACGCTGCTCGATCATGCCATCAGCAAAAACTCCAGTTTCTACCCAATGCAGTTTGTTGTTGTCGGCAATCTGCATCGCCAGTTTAGACCTAATATCCGCAGTCACCTGGTTAACTGGATTGCGCGGGCGAAAGGCGATGTCCATGCGGTTATGAATCTGATAGCCGATGGCGGAATTTAGCGCGGGCATGATCTCGTTGGCTTCAAGAACCGGCTTTCCGTCAGCGTTCAATTGTTCACGGTCTGCGTCGTCCCATTGCAGACCTCCGCCCAAATAGTTGCGCTCGCAAAGAATCGCCCGGAATATGTAATCCAGGTGTCCGCGCGCGATACCATAGCGGTATCTATCCCAATTCTGTTGGGCGGTAATGTCGCCTAGTGGTTGATTGATGTCGTTCATGCTGCCATTGCTGATCGTTTCTGTCTGCGACGAATGCTGGCTAGTTTCTGCTGCAATGGGGACAGTTCAGAAGCGCGAACTTCAACTGGCATAAAGAATGTCATTGCCAGCGCGTCAGCGAAGTCTGGTGATCGCACGCCAGAAGCTCTCATTTTTTCCTTTGATTCAAGCAATATACGTCTTGCAGAATCGTAGCTGTATCCTGGCGCGCATAGGTCAGCAGCAAATTCATCGCTATCCGGTATTTGTGGGTCGAGCGTGAGCCACTCACGCATTTTTCCCCACATTTCTGCCCTAACATTGGAATAGGTTTCCTTGTCAAACGCCGCTGCGCCACTATGTACGCGGATAATCAAGCGATTCGGGAACAATTCTGCCAATCTACTGTAAACACCTGCTCCCACCCCCACCGCGTCCACAAAAACAGCATCCGGGTTTTCCTCGTGAATCATCATCGAGGCATGTCCGACAAGTTCCATTAGGTCAAGATGCGCGAACTTCTTGGTTTTTAGGACGCGCAAACCTTGGCGTAGCACGAATGTCGACCTGTCTGAGCCGAACTCTGCGGGGTCTATTCCCATCACCTTAGCGCCACGCGCCTCGGCATTATTCTTGCGGGCTGCGGCTACAAGTGACTGACTGATATACGACTCTCCGCCAGCACGAATGAACGCCAATTCGGGGCTTGCCGGGTACTCCTGGTTGAATAGGCTTACGTCCCCCTTAAAGTCTCCGAGGATCTTGTTTCTCCTCCATGCCATCTGGAACTCGTCTAGTCCGTAGGTGGTAGCGTATTGCGCCTCTTCGGTATCAAGAACGAATCCTTCTGGTGGAGTGCGGCGATACTCAGTCTGGATGAACCAGGGAAGGAATATCGGAATGTACTCGGTAAGTCCAGCCTCAGCGTCCTGCCATGCCTGGTGGAACGGATTTCCTACTCCGTTAGCGGTAGATTCAATGAATACCTCTGTGCCCTCCATGTCCGGGACTGCCTGCCCAATACCGGCCATGTGTTTCGCCGCATTCGGCCAGAAGCCAAATTCGCTTGCATGAAATAACTGCGCAGTGTCTCCGCGCCCTGTCTCGCTCGCACCGGCTGTCAAAACCTTGTACGAGGACATCAACCTACCGAATGCCAGCTCGTTTGCGTTGTCTTTGCTGGCAGTTGGCCTAAGATTTTCTGGACAACATGCGTGATACAGCTTTGCCATGCTGAACAGGTTTGAAGTGGCCTTGGACTCATGAGTCATGATTACAGCACGCCTACCTGTTTGCGTGCTGGTCTTATGGTAGAAGCGGCCTTCTACCAGGGTTGATATTCCCTGTTGCCTACCCTTGAGGATGATTGCGCGAACCTTTCCCGTGCTGGATAACTGTGCTTCTATCTTCTCATGTAGAAGGTGTTGCGCGCTGTTGAGCACAAACGGAACAACACGCCCGCGCTTGTCCCGTATGCGAAGGGCATGTTGAGCGTAATACGGAAAGTCATATAGCAGGCGCCGCAGGCGGGATTCTACCTCGTTCATATTTGTGTCAGAAATCTTTACGAATATGCAGCATAAACATTAAGGTCAGCGGAACACCCGAGCCATTTACCGGATGGCAAGGTAACGCTGGCCTGTAACTTCCATGTCCCGGCCTTGTCAAGTGTGTCTGCCTGGGTGATGTACAGGAGTTCAGTGCCAGATGCCGTTGCAGTCCACGTAACATGCGTTCCATCTGGTTTGCGCGCATTGATCTCGGTAACAGTGGCTCCGGCCAGGCTTACCTTGGTATCCAACTTGATTAGTGTTCCAGTGTCTCCGACATAGACTTTGCTCATACGTCCTCCAGATCAATGCGCGAAATCAGGATTACAACCTGTTTTAATGCGCTTTTCACGCCTACAGTTGTAGTAAGCAGCGATTCAAACAGCACCGACATGGTAACTCCTGATTCGTAGCCTTGCGACTGCGTGATGCGGCTCAACAGAATGACAATTTCCGTGCTCATCGTGCTGATACAAGGCTTACGCTTTGGACAATGTGAGATTGTAGGCGCACAACTTCACGTCGGCGCCTCACGGCATTAAACAGCGACCCCCAACGGCCGCCCCAACGGCCGCCCCATCGTCCGCCCCAATGACTCACATGGGCCTCCATTCGTCAGTGCCCTCGATGCCGGAGCCGGTGATTGGAACTGCGTTTACCTTTCGGATGTCGGCTGCAATCGGCGTTGCCTGCGCTGCAGCTATTACGGCTGCAGCATTCTGCGCCGCCGTCGGAGGAGCTCCTCCGTCACCGATTACCAGCGTAGCAGCCGCAGAAGACTGCACCAGTACTTGCGGATTGCCTGTGTTGTTGATTCTGTCAAGAGCATCAGCCAGGTTTCCGCCGCTAACTGTTGCCTGGTAGGCTCCAGCAGCGAAATTTAGCTTCCACGATGATCGAAGCGCAACCGTAATTCCTGTTTGCACCCCGCCTCCAAGCGCGTTTTTGCCAGTCGCATCGGCAATTTGGTCGTAAACAATCCCTCGCTCGCTTGATTCCTCGTCGCGGATCGCGTTGATTAGCGTCTGCATCATCAACGGCGCCGCGTCAGACTGCGGAATTACGATGAAATTCGCTGAATGATCGAATGAAATAGTCATGCTTACGTCACGATAGCATCAGTCGTCCTAATTGCCGATACCGACGCCCCGGCATTCGTTACGGTAGCCGAGTTCTCAAACGGCAAGATGCCCTTTTTACGAACACGGGCAACCACATCAAAATCTGAAACGTACACAAAACTCTTGCTCATGCTTGAGCCAGTTGCCAAGTCGTCTATGAGCGGATTGTATAGTGCTGCGCCACTTGCTCCAGATAGGGCCGGGGACACGCCGGTAAACTGCTTGGATCCGCGTGTTACCCCGGTGTATGTATAGCGAGTATCTCCAAGGCGCAACACTCCGGTATCCGCGATGTCGTTGCCAATTGCTTCGTTGACAGTTACCGTGGTGGCCGACGTGTGAACCCCGTTTAGGGTGAACTGGCTCTTGTTTAGCGCCCCAGATACGGTACGCCCGACAAGTACACGATCTCCGGCAACCAGGCCAGAGACAATAACAGAAACCGTGGTAGGCGGAATCCTGGTTGTCCCGGATGAGTCGATAAGCTGGCGGTTGTTTGAGTCGCTTACGTTGGTGAGCAGAACGCCGCGAGCGCCAAAGAATTTGCCGCCTGCAAAGCTACCGAATGGCGATTGCTTAACTTCTGCATATGAAGGATCAACAGACCTGTAAAACTGGCCTTGTACGCCGTTCAGGGTAGTGGTAGATCCTCGCCGTGTAATGTATTTGAGATACTTGTATGCCTGGGCGCAAGTGTATACACCTCCGCAATCCACCTTAGCCCCGTAGCTTTCTGCCGTTCCGTCTCCGTTAACATCCTCTGTATATGTGCCGAAACTGACTGTGATTGTATAGGCCGACACGTCAGATCCATCGTCGTTTGTGTCTGGGCTGGTCGCAAGAGGAATCGGGTTCCGTCCACCAGTCGCGCTTGCCTGTGCAGTGAAGTGATCGTACAGGTCTGCATTTCCGGTAACACGGTTGCGAATGTAGGCGGTAATGTTTCGGTTATCAACATCGGATCCGCCCGACACCACTTTAACAAGCTGGTCGATATGCCCTTGCACATAACCAGGGTACGTAGCTACCAATGCAGCATTTTGCAGCCAGTAAACTACGCCATCTGTCTCAATAGTACCCAGAGTGTAGAAGTTGGCCCACACGTCCTTGTCTGTAGTGGCCTTTTGAACCACAATCGAGCCGCCGTATAGGTATCCCAAGTCACTGTCTGAGCCGAACGTCCATCCATTGATGAGTGTGTATTCGACCGGGGTTTGTGCCGACATTGGAACCGTGTCGTCCATTTGTCCCGCATCGTCAAACAAGTCCATCAACCATGAATACAGAGCATTTACCGTATAGCGGGTAGTTCCGCTGACGTGGCTAATCTTCTTGTTTGTATAGTCGAGGCTGAAATCGTCATAAATTGCCATGATCTTGTCCTATTAGGCTATTAAATCTGGAACTTGTGAAATGTAAATTGTTCCGCCACTCTTTGAGATGTTGCCGTAGGCATCCAGCGGTATGTACTTAGGTGCAGTTGTCCCTTTGCGTACAGCAACATGAACCAACATTGGATTTGAATACGCCGGAATACCTGCAATAACTTCATATGTTGACGAAGCCACACCGCTTGCAAGCAGCAACCCGGTACTGTTTTCGGTCACACGATAAGCTGACCCAACTACGATGTTTTGCAGTGTCAGACTAGCGTAGAACAATGGATCAGTTGGAAGACGGAAGACGCCAACCCCATACCTGCCAAGGCTCTCTACTCGGCCGCTTTGTGCCGGTGAGAACGCATTGAATGTATCCGGGATAATTGCGCTCATTACGAAACCTGCGGGTCTGGATCAACGAATAGTATGTCGAGCGAAGATGCTGATTTGATACCTATGTTGAGGGTAACAACTACTGCGCTATCCTGCTTGATAGAGGTTGGAGTCGTTACGCTTATCTTGTTCTTGTTGAAGGTAATCGACCCCCATGTTGATGATGGGAGCCAGGTTGCAGTCGATGTAGCAAGAGGCGCAGGAGAAGACAGCCTGTTCCGCGAACTAACAGTTTTCGGCAAACCTGTTGCATCATCTACATAAGTCACCTCTAGCCACACAGTTGCATCAGTCGGGGACATTGTGTTGGCAACAAGAAACTCTTGCGTAATAGTCTTGCTTGCCGCTGCGCTCTGGTAAACCTTGCTCGTGTGAATTTTAAGCGGCGCTGACGTGCTGGCCGTAACGGGATACGCGCGCCATGACCAAGGAGTAGAACCGCTGGTTGGCAGCGTTGCATTGAGTGTTGGCGGGTTGTTGTCAGAACGTGACGATATAAAACCACTACGATCCCACCGCTCAGACCCCAGACTTCCATCGGCTCCAAATGTAGAAATAGTTCCAATGTGGCGGGCAGTAGATGACGAAAGATTTATTGTCTTCGGATAAGAAAACCCAAATGTTTCTGCATAACCTACATAGCTTGTTGACATAATAAACAGCGTGAATCCAGTAGTCACCAAGTTGCCAGTTAAACTCCCGCCATTTACCAGAAAATTGACACCACCAGAACTCGAACCAGCAAGACTGATTGCAGCTAACTGGCCATAAGGTCCACTTGACGCATTCGCAATCAATGTAGTGTTATTTAGCACTACTTGACCTTGGGTCGCGCCAATAAACGTTGAGTATTGTCCGATACTAATTGTGCAATTGTTGACTTCATTAAAACCAGTGTATCCACTACCAAGGTTAGAGCCAGTTGCATAGATGGCTATTCTTCCGTAGCCGTTAGTTGTGTTTGATACATCTATCAACCAGCCATCTATAATGTTCGCAGCACTTAAATATATTGCAACACCATTCGAGTTCGATGCACAAACTACACTTATCCGCCCTGCTGTCGATGCGATTACATTATTGGCTGTACGAATGGTTGCAATGTAGGTTGCCAAACTGATGGTAAGCGTACCGCTAACTCCGCTCCATACAGCGCCATTGTCAAGTATCCACGTCACTACAACGGAAGGTGAATCGTCCGTAAGCCCTGACTTACCCAAATAGCTGTTAACAGTAAGGGTCAGAGTGATGTCAGCGCCACCGCTGGTCTTAGAGCGAATATATACAGTATCACCAGCATTCAACGACCCATAGGCCGGTGCAGTGCTAGTAGTGCTATTTGTGTTAAAGAAAATAGCAATGTCATTCCAAGCCCCAGGCGCACCAGCCGATGCAGCTTCATTACTTGCAGTGCCGTCACCACAATATGCAGCGCCGTGGATAAGATACTTGTTAGCCATTCATAATGCCCTGATCTGCGCACAATGAAGCAAATGCCTGCATCTGCAAAGCAGCTTGCGCAATCATGAAAATTGCTGGCACCAGCTCATACTTATCCGAAACAGTAACCTCAATCTCTTTGTCTGTATTGTTCCAGCCAACAAGCGGTGAATGCTCGGCAAGCCAGTTCTTGACACACTCCGATTTGGTTCCTATGTAGTCTAATGACAGACGAAACGCAGATTCACCGTCGTCGGTGACGCGCCAGCCGTTACCATTGATTGCGTCAGCAAACACGACCACGTTATCACCATCGTCCCACTTCATTGGAGTTACCACCATAAAACCATTTTTGGTATCAATGACTTCAAAATTATGGAGAATCTCAAATTCAATTTTGGATATGGACTCCTTATCCATTCAGAATCTCCTGAGCACGCCCACTTGCCAGTATGCCTGCCTGTTCTAGCATCATCACACCGCCTTGTGTTTTCGTACTATCGAGGTCTACATCCTCAGCCAATTCCATAAGATACAGGTAATCATCCAATGCTGCACTCGAACCGCGTGCCTGCCGAATGGCGATACGCTCTTCGGAGGTGAATAGCTCCAAGAACTCCAGTTTTGACAGGGTGCGGCGGCCTCCGTATTTGTGGTAGTCAGTCACAACGGGGGCATCTGGGCTAGGCTCCATGGTCACAACTTCCTCAAGTCTCCATCCATCGCCAAGATGTTCCGGGCTTGGGGAATCTGCAACGTACTCGGTGACAGCTCCATTAGGATCAGTTGCGCGAAATGTTGGCATGTTGTCTCTATTGTTAAGCTGTCAGGAGGTCGTGATACTGGAACTATGCCAAGTTACGCCAGTTTTCATACGCACCCTAGACGCAGTCACTCGTTAACGGCTGGCAGAGACAGCACGTACTCTTCAAGAGACCGATTGCTACTCTCTTCCGCTTTTCCGATGTTGAACATTTCACGCTCCAGCGTAATCAGCGTTTTGAGGGCATTGGATAGGTCTGCAAGAACCTTTGTGTTGGCGGAGAGCGATACTGCACGCATCATTTGCGACCTTCTTATCGGGCTTTCATCTCCGTCACACTCAGCCCGGATGTCTTCCTGTATCTGCTCTCGATTGCGGATAGCGGCTTCAAGGTCGTCCATGAGCATGTCTGCAGCGCCTCGCGCACGCATCACGCTCTTGCTATGCTCTCGCATCATCGCAAGAACTATCTGCGCGTTTTCGTTGACAACCATCTTATCATTGATGTTGTCAGCGATGCGCAGCGCAACTACATCCTTTGTCGCCTTGAATACGATGTTGGCGTGCAAGTCCTTATCGCTTCCGACCAGGCTCCTCAGCCTGTAAACGGTATGGTATCCAACGCTATGCTTCTCCGCGATAGCCTGTGTGTTGAGGATGCCAGCGCGAATGTCGTCAATAATGGCCTGCCTTTTGTTCTCACGCTGAACGGCGGTCATTCTGTCCTTCACCAGTCGGCGCTTTACCCGCTGTGACACGTCATTTCTCCGCTTCGTGCCAGTCTATCAATGCGTTCAGTCGCTCGGCGCATGTGTCGTATTGCTGGTTGGCGCTGGAGATCCAGTAGGCAACGTCCCGATCAGAGGCGGCAGGTGCATCGGAACCTTTTGTGTCAGGCTTGCCGGGGGTTTCGGTTGGGTCGCTGGCGGCTGGCTGCAACAGGCTGACAGCAGCAGGGGAAAGGCAAGGAACATTGTGGGTGACGGATGGGACACGTTTGATTACCTCTACGGTTTTGACAGTGATTCGGCCTTCTGCCTGGGCGAGACGCGCGGTTGCCTCATCGGCTCGCTTGATTTGCGCGTTGATCGCAGCAATCTGCGCCTCGCGCTGCTTTGCAAGCTCGGCCTTGGCCTTTTTTTGGCTCGAACCATAGCCATAGTAGAACCCGCCGCCGAACAATGCGACGGCGACCAGGACGGCAGCCAGGATACGGTACGGAATCGGGATCAAGGACAGCATTACATCTCCCTAATGCCAAGGCACAGCTTGCGCTCTGCCTCGCGGCGCTTAACCAAACCGGGATTTACCTTTCCTCCGGCCCTGTTAAACAGCAAGATAGCGTCACATGCCCCCTTGTAGTCGCCCATCACCATCTTTTTGGCAACTGTTGACCTGCAAAACGCATCGGGGCCGATGTTGTAAGTAAGACTTACAAGTGCGTCGAACTCATACTGATACATCGGCACCGGGGCGCAGCGTTTAACCGCGTCGGAATAAACGCTCGCACTCTTGTTGAGCCGAATCAGGGATCGCACCGGGTCAGTCTTGTCTCCCGGCTTTACGCCTTCTGTAGTCCCAAACCCGATGGTCTGCACTCCTACACCATCGTCATAGGCCGTCCCTCTATAACCCTCGCTGACCGCGATACCTACCAGGGCAGACGCCGACAGAACCAAGGCGCCGATGGCTGTACGTCGCTGGATCATTCGTCGTCCCTCATCTTGGGCTGCGCAATCAGCCGTGCGAACATCGCGCCCGCAACGGCAACAAACGACAAGACGGCGAACAAATCGCGCGGGATAGAATCCGAGAAGATTGGCACAACGACCTCGGCGCCCGACATGACTGCGGCAAACGCACCCAGGCGCATACTCCATGCCTTGCGCGCGATTCGCTTCCAATCGTCTAGCAGCATTATCATTTACCGTTCCTTTGTTGCGCGTACTGCCGTTTTTCGTGGTCGATCTGGCAATCTCTGTCGCAATAAACAAGCTCGGGCGGAAGCTCTTCCCCGCAGTTCAGGCAATGCCCATCATGTTCGGGAACAGGCTTCCTGTAACTGATGGCCGCTTCACGCGCCTTTTCCTCGGCAATAGTTGCCAGATCGTCAATGTCCATTTTTGGAAAACTGAAAAATTGAACTAGGCAATACACCAGCATACCGGCCGCAAACCCTATCGAGAATCCGGCAACGAAGAGCATTAGTATGCGAGCATGTGTACCGAAACATTCTTTGCTCCAGCGTCTTCCAGGGCTTGCTTGAACTCGGATGCGCAGTCTTCCTCAACGGAGGTCATAACGCTTTTAACGCATTCCATAGCCTCATCGGTTGACGCCATGTTTGCGTACTCAAACCAAATCGACACATGCACCGTAATCTTGCCCTTGCTCATGGATGAGTCCTTCCTCCGGTAATCCATAACCACAACATCCCGCCGAGCACAGTCACAAACAGAACTGGCCGCCACATAACTCCGCACGCAGAATTAAGCCTGCCCATAAACCGCATCATTCCTCGCACGTCCTCAGTAAATTCCGGCAAGCCCTCCTGTCGTTCAGCGATCCGAACTAGATTGGCGACCGTCAACGTAAGAGCCTTGATGGATTCGGTAGTTTCCGCGTGCATCTTGAATGACTCAGCCCTGGCCGCAACCAGTTCGACCATTAGCTTGTCGTTGTCCTCCATGCGCTGATGAAGCCTCTCTACCCTGTCATTGATCCGTTTATGGACGTGCGACGTTGTGTCTGTTGATCGTCTATCTGTCATTTGCGCGACCGTGTGATGCTTTTGCGTGATTTTGCCAAGCCACCAGGCCGTCAGCCATTAACCCCCACCGCACACAACGTTAACCATGCGGAGTATCTCCATCCGACTACGCTAACGCGCTGGAGATTGCGGTCGATGCCTATGCCCATGCTGGCAACAAGCACTAAAGGAGCGGGATTGCCGGAACAATCCGCTTGGGCGATGAATCAATCCACATGCACAACAGTCGTTACCGATCCACACCTCAGCGTGATGCGCCCTCGCTCGTCCTGTGTAGCAATCACGCCCCTGGACGCCAGTAGAGCAACTTTGCGTGCCGTCCGTGCGCCGTTACGCCTTGCATAGTCGATCAGCGCGGCATCACTAGCAGACCATCTTGTTTCGCACTTGTTGCGATTTACCCGAACCCTCCGCCTACGGGCTGCCCACGCTGATCTTGCCAGGATGGCGCCTACTACCCCTGGGTGCAGTTTGCAAATGTTTGCAATTTCGCAGGTAGATAGGTCGTTCGGAGAGGAAAAAAAGAGAGAATCAATGATTGCGCACAGCATTTTCCGCGAGTTTTCCTGCCCCCGTTTCAATCTGTGCGCTCTTATCTATTGATTTGATTGAAGTTTTGCAGTTTGTGCAATTTTTCCCATTTTTTTGCTGTGTTTTGCAAAATCTTTGCACTCAATCAAGCAAGCCATGTCGTTCGAGTATCTCGTTGCATTTGGCGCTTAGGTCTTCCTGCTTCCCGTATCTATCCTCGAATCTACGCTTGTACGGGTGTACGGCAATCAGTGTCTTGTCATTACCTGTTCCGTGTTGATGGTGGCCAGCGCATAGCGGCAGGACGCGGCGATGCGCGCCTGGCTTTGTGCGGCCGTCTATGTGGTGGATGCTGCAATGGTTTGTCGGGTTGCCGTCGATATAGCACGCAATGCAGCCGATTACGTCAACCAGACGCGACCAGTAGATACGCTCGCTCTTGGTGGGTGCGCTCATATCGAGTGTGTTGGTGGGTCTGAACGGACTTGAACCGTTGACCACGGAATTATGAGTTCCACGCTCTAACCATCTGAGCTACAGACCCGTGAAGCTATCATACCTCATCCGGCATTGCTTCGGCCATCATCTCAATGGCCTCCGGTGTGAGGCTCGGCCAGTACTCTTGCGCTATGTATCCCGAAATCCTCCTGATCGTCGCCCGGAACTGCGCTTCGTCCATGCTGGCGAACGACAGGCTACGCGGCACCCGGTGCATGATCTTGACCTTCTGGCCCAAAATGACCAGGACAAGCGGTATCTCGTCGCACTCTATGTTGCCCTCGATCTGTAGGCGCTTGAGCACCGCATGACCGTCGAGTCCGGTAAAGTCTTCAATGTTGTCGGACACAAGAGTACCTAGGCGATGTGCGAGCCGATGGAATCCCGGGTTACGCGGCTTACGTAGGTCGGCAAGAAGGATGTCCCCTATCCTGTATCCGCGCTCACGCAGCCGCTTTGCGGTATATCCGTCGGCCGGGACAAGTGCGCCCCTTACGACGGTAAACAGCAGGCGCTCGGGCTTACTGGCTGCCGCCTTCATGGGCTATATCATGTGCAATCGCGGCAAAGCATACCTTTGCGGCCTCGATTCCGCGCCGCGCGGCCTCCTTGGCCTCGTCGTACTCGCCAAGCTCGCGCAGCCGGTAATGGCGCGCGACGGCCTCAAAGTCGGCCGCGAACTGCTTGCTCACCATCACCTGCTCGCCGCTGCTTGCCATCTATAGTCCCATTCCAGACGGTACGCATCATTTTACCACGTGCCCGCCCCACCTAGCGAAAATATTTTGTCAATCATACTTGACATTTCCCAAAAATCGCGTAGACTGCAAATCATGGATAGCACAGTGCTGTCGCCCACGCCACGGGGAGTCAGGGGCTAGGAGATTGAAATGAGCCACAAGCAATTGGTATCTGATATTCACGCCGTTGTGCAGCAGCGGATAGGAGAAATCGACCTAATCATGACAGGGCAGCGGAATACCGCCTCGTTCTACATGGCCACGTCCCAAATTTCTGGACAGGATCGCCTGTCCGCACTGACGGAATGGAAGTCCGCGCTAAAGGAGTCCTTGAGGGAAGTCAAGCGGGTTGCGCACTCAGCCCCCGAGGTGAAAGCATACCAAAAATTCCTAGGCTCTCCGTCCTCCATGTCATATGTAATGGTGGATTGCCTCATCTGGCCATCCAGTGGGGGGCATTCCAAGCACGAAGAGTTTGACGCCGCCGTGCAGAAGCTAAAACGCCTGCTGAGCTGCGAGTTTTGAGCAGAGTTCAACCAAAACGCACGCAAGGAGAAAACAATGGAAGCAAGCCAAGTTGTTAACGATCTTACAAAATCCGGCATTGAGCCTGTTGCCGAGTACGTGGCCGCAGCAGGTCGTGACTACGGATGGGTCAAGGCGTGGCCAACAGACGGCCGCTATGTAGTGCAGTACGGCGACAGCTCAAACACTTACGCCGAGTTTGCCAACGACATTGATGATTTGGCCTGGTGGATTGAGTTCTCTGGATTGAGCGGACTCGATGCAGTTGTACAAACTGCCAATGTGCGAGGCCCTGGCGCAGTGCCGGAAGCCAACGAGGGCGATGAAGGGCCGTTCTATATCCTGGAAACCCGCTACTGGTACGGCGCGATCGAGACCAGTAGTCTTGTCATGGACGACACTGGGCGCGAACCGCTTGAGTTCGCATCCATCGAGGATGCGCGCGCATGGATTAAGCACGTTGACGGCGAGGTTTACCGCCTCTCAAACAACGAGAGTATGCGCCCGTACTATAACGTTGTCGCCTGCTCTTAAAAACCAAACTTCCAAACACATAGGAGAAACATACCATGTATAAGCGAGCAACCTTTTCAGACTTCCTCGACGCCTTCCGTCACGCCGGGCGTGAAGATCAATTCAGCTATCAGGCGAAGGAGGCGCTATTTGAATACCTTGAAGACTTTGAAGAAGAAACCGGAGAGCCGTATGAACTTGACGTTATCGCGCTTTGCTGCGAGTTCCAGGAATCCGACATTGACGAGATCATCGAAGAAAACGGCCTCGATTTGTCTAGCTGTGAGGATGACGACGACAGGCGCGAGTTGGTCAAGGAGTTCCTCGACTACAGAACGACTGTTGTATGGTCGGACGGCGACAGCTTCCTTTTTCAGCAATTTTAATGGTGGGTGAACCAAAATATTGCGGACAACCCATGTGACCAAATACGGAGCTATCGACATGATTACAGAATCAGAAGCCAAAGCAAAAATTTGCCCGCTCAGGAGCATGGAATGCCTAGCCAGCGACTGCGCATTCTGGAGGTGGTCGCCAGCCACTAATCCATCCAACGGGGTGCAGAGGTTCTATGTCGCTGACAATGCGTCCGCAGAAAATGAGCGCGACGCCGGGAAAAAGCCGAAAGGCCATGAACGTTGGGAATTTGTACCGTGCGACGGCGATCCGGCAGGATGGCTGGAGCCACGCCAGGATGCCGACTTGCGGCGTAAAGGATACTGCGGCATCGCCGGGGAGCCTGCAAAATGAGGAATGCAACAATTTTGGGGCGCGTCGATGTTCCCGTGGTTGACCATGATTATCTGGAGAAGATCATTGACGAAGGGAAAAACCTTCACGGCCTCGTCAAATACTTTTCCATAAGCATAGAAGCCAGGCTCCCACTGAAATCACTTTACCCGAATGCTTATGGATTCGGGCTTTACGCTACTGGATGGGTAGGCCCACACACCGACGACGGCGTAACAGGCGACATTACGCTAGGCATTGTCATTGTAGGGAACCATTACCTGTTCACGGGCAACGGCCGCCGCGTCGGAGACCTCGTTCCGGGAACAGTGTTCGCGTTGCTAAACAAAAAGCAGCACGGCGCATTTCAAAAGTACAAGAACGATACTACGCCACTGGTATTCGCCGCGTGCGAACCTGATCTTGCTGCGGAGGACTGGTATTTGTTTTGCGGCGATCTCACAAGAGCAATACACCGTATGTAATTTAGATGCGCGTGAAACCTTAAACAAATAGAGGAAAGTCAATGGATATTGAACAAGTAAGGGCTGCGCGGCTCGAAATGGAAAACCAGATCATGGCGGCTATCATGGAGATCACGATGGACTTTCACACAAAGACCGGATTAAGTCCTGAAAGTATTGATGTTCAGATGGTTGATATAACAATGATTGGCAACCACAATAAACGCTTCGTAGTTGGGGCAGTTCATGCTTGTGTTCCGCTGTAACTAGGTGAGCGACAAGCAACGCCTCTTAAGGAGCAATTTTCTGCTTCCCGCTGCACGCGCGCTCAAGCGCGGCAGTCAGAGCCTTACGGGCTTCATGCGCTTCCTCAATAACTGTTTCCAATATTTCCCCTTCACAAAGGCACGCCAGAATCGCATCCGTTTCTTTTCCAGGGCTAGAATCACCGCTATCCACCCACTCAATGTCATGCAGCGCCTTTGCCACTAACTTCAGGTGTTTAGCAAATGCACGGCGCTCAGGCGTGTCCTGTATAAAAGTGGCCTCGTACTCCAGCTTGGAGAACAGATAATTCATGCTTCCACCGCTCATCTTCCACTCCTAACTAATACTATCAATAAAAGAATCTAACACCTGCCCCCCGAGCCGAAGGCGAACAGACTTTATCCCTAGCCGTTGGCTGTGGAGTCCTTTCGCTCCTCGGCCCGAGGGTCTGCCCCCGTCGCCTTAGTGCTTCGTCAGCCTTACGGGGCGTTCGTGCGGACTTCGACGCGAACTGTGCTATTCCATCCCCTTATCCCCGCAGCGCACTTGGTATGTCGGCC